TTTACAAGTAGCTTCTTCACTAGCATTCTTTCTGGCAAGGCTGTTCTTCCCCCCCAGTGTAAACGAAGCCGCTTTGTAGGAAACACGTACAGCGTCAATATTTAATGGGGCAGCATCTGTTTTAGTATAGTAAAAAACTACATCGTGCTTTCTGGGGAAATTTTTCTTTACGTTACTTGGACCCGTGTAACACCAAACCACCTCATTCCTAAAGTTCTCTTTACCAAAGATGTAGTCCAACATGATTTTGATGTAGTGACTCATGGTGGGGTCACAATGGTAATAGAATGAGCCGGTGTCACGTAGGGCACGGCGCATGTAGAAACAACGTATCGCCATGTGGGTCAAGTAGGAAAGATAAGACGGGGGAAGTCCTGTGGACTCCAACAGCTTCAAGAAAGAGTAAAGCTGTGGGTTAATCCCGTTAATCTCATCCAACTCCTCCAGGTAGGTCACGTTGCTCCAAATGTCGGAGAACGCCTGCTCGGTGGTGTTGGTTTCCGTCTTGAAGATGATGTTGTAGTTCCGCTTCGAGTTGAACGGAGGGTCAATGTAGATGAGATCAACTGAGTCTGGATAGACTTGCGTCCGCAAGAAATCCAGGTTGTCAGCCAACCAGAGGAACGTACACTTGCTCATAACTACCTCTCTCTGGGCCAGTTACCAACAGCCCGCGCATTCTCTTCCGCAAACTTGTGCCCCTGGCACCAAGCTCTAACCGCACTACGGGCGTTACCCCGAGTGCGATTAAGCTCACGGGTATATGCCTCGTCCCGGCTCCGGAGGCTGGACTCTTGCTGGAAGCGCATATACTCCTTCTTGTTCATGTTACTCCCCTCTGTCGATTTCTTTCTTACGCTCAACAAGCTTGTTGATCTCTTTAGACAGGGCATACCAAAAATTGCTAAGCCCATACCTAGCATACTCAGCGTCCTGAAGCTCAAGAAGGTTGGCGATCTCTTCGTCAAGCTTCTCACTAGAGTATCTGTCATAAACAGACATTATACCTCCTCGTAGGACATAACACGGTCGATGAGCGAAAGGAGTTTCTCTTGGATCAGATACGGTGCGGTAACATCCGTACCCTGACCGGGAGGAAACACATCAAGAATCTCAGAGATCGGGTAGTAGAACTTCACGTCCTGGCAGCCAAGACCGAAGGCACCAACCCGGATACCCGCCAGCATGGAACGCTTGATCGCCCACTTCAGGAACCCGCACTGGAGCGTACGATCCCCACCGGCAGGAAGACCGTCGGACAGAACGATAAGAACCTTCGTATCCTCGTCACGAGCAAGGAGCTGGGTGGCTGCCCAGAGAACAGCCTCACCGTCGGAGTTGCAGTTGGAGTAGATCTGCTGCCCCTTGTACTCGTACTCCGAGAAGGAATTCATGGCGAGCATGTTGAACTCAGAGACAGGCCACGGTTCGTGGAAGTCTTTGAACAGGAAGTGGACAAGGTCACAATCCCGCGACCAACCACCACCCCACCTGGAGCTATTACGAAGCACTTCAGGGTAGGTGGTAGTGAAGCCACCGACAGCGAAAGGCACGTTGACAGCTTGGAGAAGCTTGGCGATGCCCCGTGCGCCAGCGTGAGCCATAGCGAACTTGCTGTTGGCGAGCGAGTCACTGAACTGCGCTCCATGAATGCTGCTGGTCATGGACCCAGAGCAGTCAACAAGCATCATAACTGCCAGACCACGACGGCTCTCGATGGTCTGGTTCTTACGGATGAAGATTTTCTTGTCGTAAGCTGTGCCAGCTTGAATCTGGCCGAGCCTACGAGGGTTGATACGTTTCCCAGTCCACGCCTCACCCGGCGCGTCCTTGAACTTACCCACGAGGCGCCTCGCCGCAGGTCCAAGATTCGGAGGCATAAGACGGCGGATAACCTCGTCATAGGTAGCAAAGTTCTGCTTGTTGATCATCTGAGAGATATCCGCGCTGTTGATGAAGATGGTCTTGCCACCAGGGATCATCTTCTGGAAATACTTCTCCGGCATTCCGTCAGCCGAAGCAGTAGGATCGCACATGGGGTTGCCAGACTGATTAGTGCGCTCCTGTCCACTGGACAGACCATCAGGAGCCTCATTCTTGGACTCTGCCCCACGCATAAGCTCAGCTACATCTGCGGTAGCGTCCTTCGCCCACTCCTCGATCTGAGGCGGGAGCTTCTGGTCTGCCTTAGCCTGAGCGTCATTGGCTACGTCAGCGTTCTCTTCTACTTCTTGCTGCATCTCCTTGATTTGTTCGTCAGAATCATCCTCTTCGTCACCCTCTCCCGAGTCAGACTCGTCCCCGTCGCCTTCACTTTCCTCCGACTCGTCCCCCTCGGACTCTCCTTCTCCGTCACTGTCGTCGCCATCCTCCTTGCCTTCGTTGTCGCCTTCTCCAGAGGCTGAACCCTCGGACTCTTCCTCGCCCTCTTCTTTGGCCTTGGACTTACTCTTGCCCTTACCCTTTCCTTTGCTGTCTTCGGACTCCTCACCGTCTTCGCCTTCCTCACCGTCAGAAGGCTCATCTTCAGATTCGGCACCCTCGTTGGACTTGGCTCCCTTGCCCTTCTGTTGTTTCTTGGCGAACTTGTTCTGGAAGGGATTACTGTCAGCAGAGCCTTGACCCTGCTGCTGGTCGCCGTCGCCCTCTTCCTCGTCCTCCTCCTGCTGCTCCATCTGGTCAAGGACAAGCTCGAAGATCCGAGACATAGCCTTGTCAGTGCGTTGGACCATCTCGGAGGTGGTGACGGTATCCGGGTCTTTAATGTCCCCGAACTCGTCTTCCGCGATGTCCAGAACAGCCTCAACCGAATGACCCGCAAGCATCTTACGGACGTGGTTGCGGGGCTTACGCTGGTGAGTACCATCAAGCAGATGGTAGACGTGCATCTGCGCTGCCCAGAAAGGATTGATCGGGAACTCGGGGAGATTCTGGTCAGCCTGAATCTCCTTGGCCTTGTTGACCATATCCTCGATCATATCACCCAAGCCGCTCGCAATAGGCCCGCCGATGAAGTGCTTGCGGGTGCCAGGGATACGCTGGATCATAAGCTTCTCGATCCGAGCGTCCTCTGCGAGATTGAACATATTCTTGGCAGCCATGAGCAGGGAATCAGGGAACTTGTTGATTCCATGCTTCTTAAGCACGTCAAGCATCAAGCTGTTTTTGCACCAAGCCTCAATAAAAGGCTTGATATCCGGGGTGTGAACCAGATGGCTCGCCTCGTGGTCGATGAACCAGTTGACCACGAGCAGCGCCCGCTCAGACTTGACTGTAGCGGGCAGCACGATCTTCTTCTCCCGGATGATGGCATACGGACATGCACACCCAGGGTCAATAACAACCTTGACGCCACAGGCAGACATACCTGCGGCGATACCCTGTAGAACCTGAGCGGTGGAGATGTTCCCACCGAACAGGCTCCGGAGCGTTTTTGTCCCAAGCTCTTCAATCATGACCTACCCCCTACTCAGCGTCGATCAGACCGGCGCGATCAGCAAGGCCCTTGGCAATCGACTTATCGTTCTCGGTAGGCATCTTGGACAGGACGACGAGGTCCAGGGAAGGCGCACCAATCAGAGAGAAGTACCGCGCATAGTGGAGCATCATCCGAACGGAGAGCGGGGACGACAGACCACCGGCACGATACGAGTCCAGGCTCATCTCGTAGAACTTGGACATGCTCGCAACGAGGTCAGCCTTGAGAGCATTACCCGCAACCGTATACGAAGTGAGAATCGCAGTCATCCGCTCCTTGTCAAGCGGCTGCATCTCCATGACGACATGGAACCTGTTCAACTGAGCAAAGTTCTGAGTGCTGGTGCCTGCGTACAAGCCAGTGGCATCACCCAACCCTCGGGTGTTCGAAGTAGCAAAGATGATGCAGTCCGGGTTCTTCGGGATAAAGCGGTCGATATCCGACAGCATCAGCCCAGGCTCGTTGTCCTCCAGCAACCTCTGGAAACCAATGGCTGCGTCAGGACGGAGAGTATCCCACTCATCCATGAGCAGGAAACCAGGACGCTGGATACCCAGGGTAACGGAAGTCCACTTCCAGCCGTCGTCGTTCGGGACACCGGGCTTCGGAAGACCAGTGTAGCCAAACAGTTCCGGCGCACCCATCTCCGAGTAGCAGTTGATCCGGGTGAGCGGCAGGTTCAGCCTGTTACACAGTTGGGTAGGCAGGGCAGTCTTGCCAGTTCCAGTAACACCGTGGATAAGCATGTTGTCACGCTGTTGCACGACAATCATGGATGCAATGACCTCAGCACCAGGGAACTGGTAGTTCGGATCTTTCTCAGGGATCAGCTTCATGAGCTGCTGATCTTCCGGGTCGTTGATGTCATACTCTCCAAAGGGCAACACCATGTTCTTGGCACGGTTGTTGATCTTCGGAAAAACATCCCCGGCTTTGACAGACGTGACCTTCATTGCTAGCCTCCTTGGCTCGTGCTAGTCAGGTTATTATGCAGGATAACAACGACGTTGTCAACTATTTTCAGCGAAATTCTCACACTGTTCCCAAACCCAGGTTTCAGCGTTCATGAACTTGATCTCATCCTTGGTGATGAAGACTCCACCACCAGAGAACTCGTTGGGGCGCATCTTACTGCACGTCATAGCCCAGGTGAACCCGAGGCACTCTGTAGGACGATACGTAGCCAGATAATCGCGCAGAACCTCTGCGATGATATCAAGATCCCCGTACTCACTGGCAAAGATATGAAGCTCCGGGAGATTACTGTCAAAGGTAACGCCACCGTCATAGTTGTTCTCATTACGAGCATTCACACCCTCAATAATGAAATCCTCCTGCTCAGGGGTCACATCATCAAGGATGAAAGAAAACTGACAGTAGTTGTTAGCCATTTATTCCTCCTCTAGTATATCCTCTAGTATTGCGAACGAAACTAGGCCAGCGGTTGCCTCCTCGGGAGGGGACAAAGGCCCTTCCTCTGCCTTAACAAACTTAAACAGATAAAAGTTATCATCTTCCGGAAATCTCTCTAAATATGTTTCGTCAATAATAATTTTATCCCCGTAAAAATAGTCACGGTCAAGAAGATCTCTAGCCGTCACATTCGGGAGGTCGATCTCTACTGTTATCCTAACCATTTACTCCTCCTCCACCTCAGAGATACCTACCAGGACATATTTGTCAATCCACTCTTTGTTACAGGCAGCACAACGGACATTCTGGTAGCACGTAACACCGTCCTGGTCCAACTCACTTGCCGCGTCTAGGTTGCTACTCTGGCACCAAGGACAACGTACTCCAACATTATCAAGGTAGTATTCGATCTGCTCTGAAGTTAGACTCATGTCAGTCCTCTTCTTCTTCTTCGCGCTTACAGTCCTTGACATGCCAGACAAACTGCACGTCAATACTTTCCGTTCCACCCGTAAGTTCAACCCAATCCTGCAGAGCATCACCATCACTCAAGTCAGGGTCAACCTTGAAGTCATCCCGCCAATAAGCAACAATCTCCTCTGCAAACTGGAAGGCTTCCTCTTCCGTGTCTGCAATGCTCACATCCGTACCATACTTGTGCGTATAAATGATAGCGTACATGTCAGTCCTCCCATGTCCCATTCTCGTCATCCAGCAAGAGTAACTCACGTACCCGTTTTCTAAAGTACCGAACATAAACACTAGTACCAAAACCAACTTCGGGGTGAGCATCGTCGTAATGCTTTCCAAGCTCGTCAACAATACGAATAATCTCTCGTGCGTCTTCTTCCGGTATCGAAACCATCTATTCCTCCACGTTTTCCTCGGGATCGTAGTCCCATCCGTAGCCGTACCTCCTCCCGCGCTCTGACCAAGAGAGTCGCTCTGGCCCCAGGACTCGGAGCAAGAATTGCTTCTCCGCCTCGGTCATCTCTACGAGTGGAAGGGGTTCCCGATGACACAACTCCTCGTACTCAACGTCCAACAGCTTATCATCAGGCTTAGTCATCACTTATCACAGTAGAGGTCATCGAACTCGTCGAAGTCCTCCCTATGATCCCGCTCCACCTGTGCATCGAGATACTGCTCAATACGACGACGATCCTCCTCGCTCACCTCACGAAGCCACTCTTCCGGAATAGTAGTCACTTCGCGCATGAGTCCTCCTTTAGATAAGAGACGTGTTCCAGCCAACGAGAGTCAACGTACTCTTGCTCTTCTTCCTCTTCTTAACAGTAGTCTTACTCTTCTTCATATTGGGGGCTAAAGTTCTATCTGGCCGCAATGTAAGCGCAGCCGTGTAGAGCAAGAGTCGAGGGTCATTCCCTCGTCTCTCCCGACAAGGAGGGCAGTAGTGCAAATGATAAATATCGCCATAGATACAATATGTCCGATAAGATGTCGGACTTGCCTGAAACGGCTGAAGAACACCAAAGAAGAACTTGTAGAAAGTACCAACGTTGATATCAACGATCTCGCAAGCTTCCTTGACCGTCTTGGCCTTTCGCTCTCGGATAAGATCCGCTGCCCTCGTAGCAGCAACTACACTATCCGGGGAATACCGGCGCATGCCCTTGGGCATCTTAGCTCCCGTACCCGAGTAAACGCTGCCATTCCTAAGGGTCATCTTGTAACGGGCCATGTCCTTATCTCCTTTGGGCAGTAGGAAGTTAAAGAAAGGGGGCACCCGTAGGTGCCCCCGAATCAACAACTTAAGAGAGGTCTTAGAGCAGGTCGTCCACGTCGTCGAGGATCGAGCTGGTATCCAGACCGTCTTCCTCATCCGGCTCCGCGACGGTGGCCTTCTTGGTGCTGGAGTCAACAGCACAGATCGACAGCCACTTGTCCTTGTCACCCCAGGACTCCTCGATGGCTTCCCACGAAGCCAGGAGCGGAGCCTTACCCGTGGTGAGGGACTTGTTGAGCGAACCAAAGATCTTGGCGATCAGGCTCATCTGACCCTCGGTGATGGTCTGGTTGGTATTGTAGTACACCGAGTAGCACTCGTTGTCGCGCTCCGCGATATCCACGACCTTACCGTCCTTACCGGTCCAGGTGCGGGGGCGACGACGAACCTTGAAGCCCTCGGTCTCAAGAAGCTCGTGCAGCTTCGGAGTCGGCACACCACCGAACATCAGGTAGGTGCTGAGGATAGGACCGGAATCCTTGGTGTTCACCCGGAAAACCCTCACGTCGAAGGTGAACGGACGACCGGCCTTCTTGAGCTTCGGGTTGGCACCAGCGCAAACATCCTGCACGTAGTTCGGGACGTAACGAGAAAAGGCAGACTTGGAATCGAACGCGGGCTTGGCAGTAGCAGTACGAGCCATGATATCTCTCCTTATAAGAGGGTTGGGTTCGGGATAATAGTTGACCAACTACGCACTCAACGACTCACTGAACGCTGGCTGCTTGGTGGCAGGACCAGTGGACTTCACCTTGGATGACGAAAAGCTTACCAGGAGCACAGTAATGGTTCACAAACAAACCATACTTCTCGTGGAACTCCTCCTCGGTCATGTCCTCGTCAAGACCTTCATCTGGAATCACACAATACCTGTGTATCCAGACACCTTCTTTGTCCATCTTGAGACACGAAGGACCACATTCCCAAACAGCAATAGGATGCGTACTACTCGCATCCGTATCCCAGGTTACAGTCCGATAGACAACCATCACCAAACCTCCGAGAAGACGAAGTAGTCACCCGAGACCTTGGAGCGGAGCGCCCAACCAATCTGAATCATGTCACCGTTAATGGTGCGGAACCGGCAGATCTTCCAGAGATCGAAGCTCTCGCTCTGACCCTCGATCTTATCATCGCTCCGAAGGAGGGAAACCCGGCGACGATCAAACGTCTTACGACGCACGATATCCCGCAGAGGGAACCCCTCGATCTCCTTGGGGATGAGACCCAGAGCTTCACGAAGACGGTCGATCTCATGACTCTTGAGCATAGTGTCTTCCATAACAGCCTCCTATACCGGGTGCGGAGCAGTTTTACGATACAGGATATCCGAAAGAATAATCGTGTCTTTGTACTTGGCTTGGTCCGCTCTCCTTTGCATGTAGTATTTCTGCCACCAGAGCATTCCGGAGGGAAAGTTCTTACGCACCCAATCGGTCATAAGAACGTCCAGAACCTCCTGTGGATACGTTCCAGTCGGGTCCGATACCAGGAGCGGGATCTGCTTGAGAGGACTGCGGTGAGTCACCTCAAGAGCAATAACGTAGTGGTTATTGTCAGGGTCTTCATCGTCCGTCTCGACACCGAGATACATTGTTTCGTACGGACGGTTCGGAAAGCTGTTCATAACACCCGGAACGATATTCAAATCAACGAGCGGCATTCCAAAAACCCCCTTTGCTCCTCAACTCTCGTAGCTGTTCGTAACGAGCCATCATCTTCCACTTGAACCCAACGGGGTGTATATCTGCGAAATCCAGCTTATACTGCTCACTAAGGATAGTGTACTCCAACTCCAGCAGAAGCACATCACGTTCCTTATTGAGTTCTCTCAGGTGTTCAATCTTTTTAAGAACCTCGGTGTAGTTCTTCTTCTCCATGTTACCGGCCAATCCACCGCTGGAGGTTCGGGTCCGGGCCTTCCCACCAGATCAAGTCTTGAAGAAACGCAGGCTCTGCCGGAACGTAGGGACGCTTCCAACTCTTGGTAGCGTTAGTCGCCACCGAGTACACCCGGTCCTTCGAGATAGCGAAGTTGTACTTGGCAAGGTCGCCGTGGTTATGATCGCAGACGATGACCCACTGGATGTCCAGGCACTCCCGCTGGGTCAGGCTCTTACCGGGGTTCTCTTCATCGCAAAGATCCAGGTCGTTACCATGCCCTCGGTTAAGGTCATTGTTATTCGGGATGTAGTGGTAGTGCTCGTTCCAGTGCGTGCCTGCAATCTGCTGAACCTCTTCCCAGGATGGCGTCCAGGGGCGAGTCTGCTCGTACGCCTGCTCAACCAGAGTCTCCATCGCAGCGAGATCCGCCACGCAAGCGACCATCTTGGTCTCTTCGGTCGTGTTGAGAAGCGAGACGGAGATAACCGTGAGGATAGCAATGATTGCCAGACCCACGATGATCTCGACCAAAGTGAACCCCTTGTTCATGACTTACTCCTTTTCTTTTGGTCAATCATGATTTGGATATGAAGAGCCATAGAGGTCATGGCAGTCTCTAAAACCATGATCCGAGCTTCCTGCGCCGTAACCTTTTCCTTGGCTTCCCCAAGCTCACGCACGGCTTGGGCATGGTTATCTTTAAGAACATCCATCTCACGGAAGTACTTTTCAAAAGTAACCTTGTGCTTCTCCAAATCAAGCGCATGCGCTTGACGAACATTGTCATAGGCTACGCAAAGAGACTCGTAATGATCCTTGAAGTACCGGTGAGCCTTTTCACTCTGTTTAAGTTCTTCCAGAAGCTGTTCTTTTGTTTTGCTCATGGGCCTTTCCTTAGTAGCAGTTGACGATCACGACCAAGGTACGAATCGGGTCAGCACGCTTAACGATGTAAACACCGGATTCGTCAAAGTAGACAGTACTCGACACGTATGTAAAGTACTCATTATTAGAAGGATAAGCCACAGCGACATCGAAGATCCAGTCGATCTCGGTACCACAGACCAGAGTCAGTGTCTCCTGGTCGATCACCGGGTCTTTGTGCCAGATACCGAAGTCCTTCTCCACCGGAGAGCTGAAGTGAGTGAACTGCTTGGACCACATATGGCGAGCCATAGGGTCGTAATCCATACTAGCGCTGAGGGTACTGTAAGCTTCTTCCTGAGCCACAACGGGCAGAGTCACGAGGCAGAACAGCAGGGCGATAAGATACTTTTTCATCTCAACCTCCTAGTAAAGTGTGGTGTAAACCACGGTTCGCAGAGCGTGGAACGCAGCATGCTGGAAGGAAACGTAACCATGATACCTACGGTCAACCTTCCACTCTCCGCTGTTTTCGTAACCAGCAGTGATCTCCTTCCAGATCACCCACTGGTGCTCCTCGTCGCTGGCAGGAATTTCAGAACATGAGAGAATCTGTCGAAGCTCCTGTTCCTGCGGGTCTTCCTGATACCCCTGCACAACCAGGACACGCAACGTAGCCATGTTACTTCCTTTCAGATCAAGTAGCTGTTCTTGACAAGGAACTTCACCTGAAGAACCTTATCCCGTTGGTTACGAAGCTCCGCCCAGATCGACATGAGATGATAATCACGACCTTCTGTGGCGTCGTGATCCTCGATCTCAGCGAACACCCGACCAGCCAACTGACCCAGGTTATCCTGGATCTTAGCAAGGTCCGCTATGATCTGTTCCTCAGAAACCTCGATCTCGTCCAGCTCGTCATCCATTTGATTTCTCCTTTCAGTCATAGGAGTAAAGACGAATCTTCCCCACGATGGCTCCTGTCTCCCGATTGTAGACAGTAAAGCTGACACCATCGGTTCTAACTTGGTCAAACACGGCATAATTGGGAGAATCCTTCTCCTCGATTTCAAACCACTGGAGCTTATCTACTAGGACTTCAGCAAGAGATTCATCTCTGTCTGTATCCACAGTCCCGATGTGGACGCCATGCGACGAGTAGTACTCCTGCACAATCCACGTCTTATCAGCCATTTACGTCCTTCCTTTCCATGCACCCATAAACTCATCGGGCATAGCGAGAACCAGTTCTTTGAATAGCTTAAACCCTTCCAGGAGGAAAGTCAGCACAAACAGGGGAAGAATACACAAAATGCACATCGTCCTCCGGGCAAGGGGGTTCTTAATCCCCTGAATAGTCCAAGGCTGCTTACGTTTCTTGGTCATTGTTGCCTTCCTCTTTTTTTGAAAAAACTCCAAAAAATGCAGCCGTCCCAATACCATTAAAGAAAAACAACCATGCCCAAAAACACCCTGACAAACTTCCGTCCATACTCAGTACGGCAAGAACAAAAAAACCAGAGGCAAATAATGCTCCAGTAAGACGGCTTACCCCGGCCATTACTTTATCAAAGGTCATCTCCGCGCTCCTCTCTGATCCAACCGTGACCGGCACAGTTGGTGCAATGCTCGGACACGCCAACGCCAACTCCTTCGCACTCCGGGCACTTGACGATGCCAATCAATGAAAGCTGCTTGAGGAGATTGTTCCTTGCTGGCCCGAGGAAGCATTCCCCAAACTTCCACGCCTTGTCGATCTGCTCGTCGGTGATGTGATGAGCCGAGCAGACGCTCACTCCGAGCAGGCGGTTGATCTCCACGTTGTGCTCCAGCTTCAGCCTCTCCACCTCGGCCTGTAGGCGCATCACCTCTGCTGCCTCGCAGGCGTCCGACCTCATGTAGTGGTCTGCCCTGTCGTTCGCCGCTTCAACCTCGGCGCGAAGGTCCGCGATCTTCTCGTGCAGCTTCTCGCGCTCCTCATCATCTCCGTTCTGAGATGCCTTTGCCTCGGCAACCTCGGCGCGGAGACGGTCGATCTTTTCACACAGCTCGTAGTTGCTGTCTCCAAGTATTTTCATCTCGGCGCGGAGGCGGTCGTACTCCGACCACGGTATGAGGGCATGGGTGCCGTCGTCATCAACTCGGTATTTGCCACGGTCTGCCCCGTAAAACAAAATCACTCTCCGCACGTCGTCACCCATCTCCGCGCTCCTCTATGATCCAGCCGTGACCGTTGCAGTCGTCGCACCTAAACATCCCGAAGCCCTTCACCTCCACCTCCCCGCTCCCGCTGCACCCAAAGCACCCAACGATGCCGAGCGGAGCAAATGCAGCCGTGTCATAGCCCATGTTCCATGCATCGGTCCATGCCGCGTCGATCTGCTCGTCGGTGATGATGTGCAGGCCAGCCGACTCAGGTCCACGCCGGATGGTTTCAAAAAGCTGCCGCTTGTACTCGATGGCGGTTTCGTTCCAGAATCGAACGTCCTCCTTCAGCCGCTCCACCTCGGCGTTAAGAAGTCTTACTGTCTCCTCAAGCTCTTCGATTTCCCTCCGCGTCTCACTTGCCAAGTTATCAAAAGCCTCAATCACGCTATTCATCTCCAACTCCCTTCCGTAACTTTCTTGGACATCTTGAGTCTTTCTTCCTCAAGCGTTTCTTGGGTTTTACGCATTCTTTGCCCCGCGATCTCAGCTTCCAATTGAGCCTTCTCCGCAATCTCGCGGGCCTTGTAAGCCTCGGCCCACTTCTGACGTGCCCAATCAGCCGCTGTCTTGGCTTCAACCTCAGCCTTGTTGGTCAGCTTGACAAGCTCATCCCAGCGTGAGAACGTCATGAATCTTTCCTACCCACTACAACCTCCACAAGTCGTTCAAGAGCCGTTTTCTCTTCCAAGACCGTGCCTGAAGAACCGCACCAGTCACAGGGTTCGTCCTTGTCCACCGTCTCCCACTCGTGGTGGCACTTGTCACACTTCATCAGTGGCATCAGCAACCCCATTCTGCAACTGGACGATCCTGAAGGACATGGAGTCCACCTGCTTGATCAGCATGCCCGCCTGACGGATGAGCGATTCCCGGTCATCCTTGAGCTGCTTCACTTCCTTCGCCTTGGCGACGAGAGCCTCGTACTCCTTGTTCGAGATCAGAACGTCATCTCCCTGCGGGTGTTCGTTGAAAACGAAATGCCGCCGACCACAGAGACAGTTCTTGTCGGTTTCGAACCTATTGCCACGAATAACGTCTTTCATATTACCCCCTTATTAACCAAAAACCTTCTAACAAGAGCAACCACAAGGGAAAAGAAATCGTTCAAGTAAGATAAGAACAAAAACACCACTACCACTACAACCACAAGGGGCCAAAACATCGTCACAGTGATTGCCATGACCCCATCTATTCCGGCGTCCTCGCCATCTTCGTCAAGTGCCGCGAACAAGACACCAATAACGACACCAATGCAGACATAAGCAACTAACCACAAGAGCATTATCCCTCCTCCTCATCCTGCTCCATAGGCTCTTTCTCGATGCTATCCCGCAGACCCCGAATCACCTCTTCGAGTGTGGTAGCCACACAAACCCAGGACAGGTCACGTACTGCGGTACAGAAAGCACCCTCACAGTCTGCAGATTCTCCCAGGCTGACCCAGGCAACCGCCTCCCAAAGCCCATGCTCTTTCAAGGTTACGATTACATCGTACTTAATGCCATTGAACGCGATCTGGATAGAAGACAAGGACATCACTTGATCTCCGTTTGACGCAAAGATTGCAAATACGGTTCGTGGGGATGCTCTTTCTGCCACGCGATCAAACGCTTAGCATAAGACTCTGGAAGATCCGGGTGAAGCCAAAACGTATCTTTCGTGACAATAGCTCCCAAAGCATCCACAACAACATCACCAGACACCTGTCGGGCAAACCGAGCTTCCTCCACGGTAGTTACCGTGGCAACCACTCGGTACATGCCAAATTTCTGGTCGTTGGAAAAGATAACACGAAACATCATGTCACCTCCTGCGTCATCTGCCACATGAGCCTACGACGCTCCTTGTCCGCTCCCTCGTTCTCGCCCAGACGCTGGTCGAGAATGTGAAGCTGCTTCTCCGGGGAGCGCTTGTCCCGCTCCGCCTGCCGCGCCACCGCACCGTCGATTCTCCGCTGCCTACGAACACTCGGCTGCTTCATAGAACGACTCTCTTTCTGAATGGCCCCATATAGGGGGCATTCAAAAAGAGGGGAGCCGAAGCTCCCCCTGATATTATCACACTTAGAAGGAGAATTCCAGGTTCTGGTAGATGCCGCAAGCGGCCTTGGACATCTCCTCGCTCACGCCCTCTTCCTGGCCCCAGTCCGGGCAGGCGATGTGGGCGAAGGTGGCGAGGTTCTGGAGGTAGGGCTTGTTCGCCACCGAGACCTGCGTGATCACGACCGGGGTGCTCTCGGTGCCGTAGAACCCGGCGATCACGAAGTCGAACCCGGCCCACGAGTGGCGGCGCTCGCCCTTCACGGGCTTCCGGCCCTTGCGGAGCACGATGCCGAGGAGCTGCGGCACGAAGCTCGGGAGGGTCTCACCCTTCGAGTTCTTCGCGTTCGGGAAGTAGAACTGCCGCAGCTTGGTCTGCATGTCGGACGGCACGTCCTTCCACATGATCCCGTAGATGGTCTCCGGGGTGGCGAGACCGGTGATCTCCGAGCGGAGGGCACGGTAGGTCTCGGCCTTGTACATCACGACGTGCGTGCGGCTGAACACCGGCTCACCGGCCTCGTCCACGCGCAGGCTGCCGTCCTCGTTCCGGAGGCGGAACTTGGACTTGGTGCGCCCGTTCTGCTCGAAGAACTGCACGGTCTGCATGACCGGGGCGAGCTTGGACGGGCGGGCGACGATCTTCCACAGGTCGAGGAAGGTGGCCTTCTCGACGATCCGGACGACCTTGGACTTGGTGGTCGTGGACACACCGTCCAGGTAGCTCTTCACGTTGTTGGCGAACAGGTCGAACGAAGCGATCTGCGAAGTGGTCAGAGTGTTGGACATTTTAGTCCTCCTTAAAAATTCGAGCCGTTGGTTCGTAAGTTGACTAGATACGTACCTGCGTTTTTGGGCAGACTCAACCCCGTGATCTATACGCACCTCCTTGTAGCTACCCTCGGGTTTATGTTTTCGAGCATGGTCTTCCCCGCGACCAGGGAATACCGCTGATAGTTCGCCCCCGTCCGGAACACAGCACGTAGCGTGTTCATTCTAATTATCCGGAAGGATAGTCCGTCTCAGCTTTCTGCCCCTCTTGAGACTACCGGTTCCACTCGAAGTGCAGCAACAAGATTTCCCTGTTGATGCCATCGACCTGCTTCTGGAGCTTGTAGACCTCCAACCTTCGCGTGTCGCTCTCGTCGAGATCCTGCTCCTTGAAGAAGTCCAGGTCGCTGAGCAGCGAGTCGCGCTTCATCCGCAGCACGGTCATCTTCCGGGCGATCCGATCCTTACGCATGCTCATAAGCACCTCTTTCTTTCTGAGTGGTTAGTGCCACCCATGCTGCCCCCGAAGGGGCAGGGAGCGTGGCGCTACTCCGTGTAGGGGTAGTCCTGGTCGAACCGTTCCCAGTCGAAGAACCCGTCCTCGCGCATGTATCCGGCGTCCTTGATGACGCGACGGATCTGCGAGAACTCGCAGCCGCACTCCGTGGTGTGCTGCGCGGACATGCCGTCGTTGACGATCATGTCCCAGTTCAGGTGTCCGAGCAGCCGGATCATCCGGCACTCGAACGGGGTGAACCTGCGCTGCAGGTGCTCCATAGAGCCTCCTTTCAAGATTTTTTGACGTACCAAGCAGGAAACTCGCTAACCGGAGTTTCCGAGTCCTCGGGTTCGTAGGTACAAACCCAGCGGTGGTCCACGATCCCCTCTCCGCAGAAGGGGCAGAAGTTCCACTTGTTGGCCTGTTGGCCAGTGGTGCCAACCCCGTGACGACACTTTTCGCACTCGAAGTACTCACGACCACCTGCGCCGTAGTCCACGTTAATCATCCGTGTTGCCATACAGTCTCCTTTTCCGGGTATGATGCTACCCATGCTGCCCTCCCGAAAGGGAGGGCAGGGAGCGTAGCGTCAGAAGGAAGACACTTTGAGAGTGGCCTTATCGACGATGATATCCACGATGTGGTTATCCTCGTCATCCGGGCCGGTGCCGACCTCGTACACGGTGAACATCAGGTTACCGTTATCGGTGATCAGCACGTCGAAGACGAAATCACCGTGCTCGATATTGTTCACCGCGTTCTCCGCCTTGGGGCTGCAGCAGTCGCAAGCAGGATCGAGACCGAATCCCGCCCCAAGCTCTGCGCCGCACTCGGCGCAGCAGTTGCCCTCCAGCCGAAGATCCAACAGGTACTTACGCATAGCGCCTCTCTTTCTGGCCGTATTCGGCCTGCTACTTCCGGTTGATCTGAGCGAACACCTTGTCCATGCCCTTTCCGGGCATGAGGGTGGTCGCGTCCATGGCGATGGTCTCCAGGGCACCGGCACCCACGAGAACGTAAGGGTGGCTGCCCATCTGGCTCGCCCGGTAGAGCACCGCACCCGTGCGGCAGATGTGGCGTCCGGTGTTCGGTTTCAGAGGCAGGGGAGTGCAGATAGTACGCCCCGTGGACTTCACGTCCGCGTAGTAGAGCAGCTCCGCCTCCAGCCGGGTGAGCCTGTACTCCTTGTCCGACACCTTCCGACCGATGATACGCTGCTTCATAAGGACTCCTTTCGCGGGTTCGCAACGTTGATAGTCACACCGATGCTGCGCTCCCGGAGGAGCGCAGGGACGGTGGGACTAGGCGTACCACCTCGGGGTGTTGTAGAACGCCTCCACGACGTTCTGGTGCCCCGCGTCGTTGGCGAGGGCGACGAGGAGACCGTCCATGATCATGTGCGCGGTCTCCGGGTCGTCCTCCTCCTCGGCGGCCCGCTTGGCCAAGTCGAGGATCTGCGAGATGTGCTTCGCCTCCAGCGGGGCGAAGAACACATGGTCCTCGAACCCGGCGCACTCGTTGTCCACCAGCAAGGTGAAGTGGTAGCTGGTGCGCCCGTTCCGGTTACCGATGAGCATAAGATGCTCCTTTCTAGGTGTTTAGTGACACCCGGAGGAGGGACGTGCCGTCCCTCCGGGTGGCGCTACGCGCCTAGCTCCAGGTGAACCTGAAGCAGTGCTGCCGGAACAGCTCCCAGTCGATGCGGTACCGCCGCTTCGACTTGAGTCGGTTGATGAACAGGTCGAAGATGACCTCCACCGACTCCCGCTCGAACGTCCCGCAGCAGTCGTCTACGGGGTGGAAGTTCTCCAACTCCGAGACGCCCCACTTCCCGAAGCCGGAGAGCCTCCAATCGAGGAGTTCCGAGGCGAGGGAGTGGCCGCGAACGGCATCCCACGCCTCGGTACACTCCTCGTCGTAGGCCGAGCACGGGACGTTGAACCAGGCGTCCACGAGAGCCTGGGCCTCCGCGAACTGCTCGTCGGAGACCATGAACAGCGCGGGGAGAATCGACACCGGCACCTCAGCGTACAGACGAACACCCATGGTGTTCCCCTTTCTGGCCTTATGCGGCCAAGTAAGTTGATCGTCGAAGCGGAGAGAGCGCGACGTTCGGTGCTCTCTAGAGCGCTCCCAGGGGCGGAGCGCTCTACAGAGCGGCCCCTTGCGGGGCCACCCGAATGCTGACTTGCAGCTTCTAGTTGTAGCGAGGCACTTACGCCTGGACGGGCTTCGAGTTCACGACGAGGGTGAAGCGGGCGTTCTCACCGGCCTTCACCTGGTAGGCGTGGAGCGAGTTCATCGCCACCTGCGCCGACTTCGCCGCGAGCCACGAGGCCGAACCGTAGCGCTGGGAGTTCTTGTAGGCGACGACGGCGTTGTAGAGCGCCTCCGCCTTCTCCAGCGACACGTTGAAGGTGCGGCGCGAACCGGCGGGCACTTCCGCCCGGAGGGCCTCCAGGATCGGGAGGTCGTTGGGAATGAACGCCACCGTGTCCAGGCACGCGGGACCGTTGCTGAAGAGCACTTCCAGCTTCAGCACCACCATGAGCGAGAACTGCGACACCGACGAGGACTTCTTCGAACCACGCATGACCGACTCCTTTCGGGAGCGCTGCTCCCGTGTTAAGCCTCGGGGCGAGATACGGCCCTCCGTAACTCGACGCCAAGGCGGTTTTCGACGCGCTTCCTCCCCCGGCAGCCGGAGGAGTTGATTCGTAGCTCGGGGTATAGACGTACCCCTGGTCCTAGACTCTGGCCTTGAGCAGACAGAGATCCAGGCAGGGGTTGCTCCTCCTCTAGACAGTAGTATTACCTATTGAGTAGAGTGGGCGGGTGGGCGGGCGGTTGGGCGGTTCTCGCCCTTCATTAACTATAGCTTGAAACTTCAATTTTCGCTTAATTATTGAAAACAAACGACTTGCGAACGGTTTTGAGACAGAATCTCGCAGATTTTCCGTGGGTTTAGGTTAGAAAAATCCACCCGTTTAGGGGGGCGTCCCTAGGCCCCCAGGGGTTTATAAATCCTAGATTCCCAGAAGTAAGTTTGGGAATTACTCCTAAAGCCTTCTGGGATTCCCAGAATGCGTTCTGGGACGGAAAATGACCATAAAAAATAACCTTTCCCAGAACACACATCATTACTTTATTTATTATGATAGTGTTGGGAGTCCCAAGAATGCTTCTAGAAGACCCTAAAAACCCTCATAATCCTAAGATTAGGATCAATGCCAACAGAAAGCAAGTGAATTTGCTTTCGCCTAAGGAGCAAAAGATCCTAAAAGGGCACAGACAAGCCCGGACAATACGAGCTATTGGTGCCCATGCAGGTGGGTGGTTAATATCTCCTAAAATTTCAGATGCACTATTAAACCCTCTTATTGACAGGGATATAGCAAGGCGAGAAAAGAAATTGGACAAAAAAGAAAGAGAAGAACATATGCACCGTTATATGCGAGATATCCGGGAAGCAGCTACCAGTACAGCACAAAAGAAAGGCTCTCTGTGGACACGAGCCAATACGTGGACCGCAGGTAAAATATCTCAAGCCAAACAGTACAACCTGGACCATCCTATAACGGGTGCCCTAACTGCTGTGGGTGGTGCTGCTGCTCTTCAAGGTATTGTAGGGGCTATCGGGGGCTACATGTCCCACAAAGCTCAAATGGCTTCCAACCCCCTTTATGCTCAACAAGTATATGATGCTAAAAGAGCTAAGAAAGAAAGAACTGGAAGTTTTGCCCCAGACAGACTAGGGCAAGAACAAGACCCCAGTCAAGCTATGGGCATGAATAGGCCGATCCTTCCTTCCCATGCTCAAAATAATCAAAAAGCCCCAGCACAGAATGACAGAATTAATAACGATCCAGACGAGGCTCGTCCTAAAAGTTCGGTTGCTAAAAAACAACAAGGCCCCCAACTATATAATGCTCAGATTGCAGTATCTAAGCATATGGACCCGGAAGCAGTAAATAGAGTAGGTATGTCTATAGACCAAAGTAAGTTCAAACTCAATACTGCAACTAAGACAAACACCCGAAAGGAAGACATCATGGTTAGTGACCGACTTATGGAAACTGTAGACAACATCTATGAATTTGATATTCATGCTGCTTGGAAAAATTTTAAACCACAAGCAGAACACGCCTGGAAAACACTCAAAAAGAGTGCGAGCAATACTTGGAAAAATGTTAAACCCCATGCAACGGCTGCTTGGGATGCTGCCAAGCGAAGAGTTAAAGCTGTTGGTATGGAAGGTCGCGGAGGCGAAACATATCGTCGGCAAGCCACACAAGATTTAAAAAATGCTGTCAAGGGAGCAAAAGAAGGCTTTATGAAAAAGTCAGAAAGTCTAGAAGACATCATTGACAACATTTATGAAATTGCTCCAGTAGCCGCTGCTGGAGCTATTGGAGCGCGTGCTGTTCTTGGTGGTATTGGTCGCCTTGCTATGGGTGTTGTCAAAAAGCATGCAGGCAGCATGGCTAAACAAGCCGTTATTGACGGTGGATTAAGTTATGCTGGGACTAAAATCAAGCGGGCGTTCTCCGGAGAAAGCCTAGACGATACTATTAACAACATGTACGAAGGTTTCTTTGGTACCATGTACCGTGGGGCTGTCGGAGCACCGGGAAGCTTTGCAAGAAAGAAGGCGGCTGCACTATTAGGTAAAACGGCTGCCGTTGGAGTAGCAGGAGGAATTGGGCAATCTATAGGAAACAGACTTGGTAATATTGGTGCAAAACGCCCAGTGGCTGAGTCTATTGGAGCAGGAGCTTTATCTGGGTTTGAGTTAAACCCCTATAAACAAATGAAAGATGTAAACCAGTATCAACGAAATCAATGGATTTCGGCTACCCAAGGAAAGGTAAGACGTTCCCCTCGGCACTTTAACTCCCCAAGAAAACGGGCAACTGATGACCCAATTCCTGGGGCGGTTAAAGAAATGCTAAGAAGTAGAGCCGCACACATTACTGAAACCTCGCTACAAAACAACCTAAGCCAGATAGGTTCTAACATTGAAGCGGGTGTTGGCAAAGCAGTAAAAGGGACTGTAAAGGGAGCAGCCAAAGGGGTAGGACACTGGGCCAAGTGGGCAGCTAGTGGGCATACTGGTAAAAAATTACTCTACACAGCAGCCGCTCTGTATGGGGCTAAAAAAGTCAAAGACGTTGTAACCGGGAACAAGAAGTATCTTCAACGGAAAGCAGACCGTCACCGGGAAGCCTACAACGACGCTATGGACAGACTACAGTACAAACAAGACAAAGAAGAATTACGTTCTCGGAGAAGGTTCTAAACAGTCTTACACCAATCAGTAACTATGTTACTCTTCTTATACGCAGCTTCCTGAAAGGCTGCGTATAATTTTTCTGGGGCGATAGAGTTGGCATCCCCCTCTTCGAACTCCACCAAGTAAGGCGTTATACCCTGCCTTACGAATGCCCTGGCAGCTTTCTCCTGCTCTTCTTTGGCATCCGGATCAAGGCACAAGTACACCTCTTTTACACCCACACTCTCGATGTAATTTCTGTGAAACTCATGAAGCTGCTTCCCCAGCAGGGGAACTGCAGGGATACCCGTTACCTTCATAATGGAGAAAGCGTCGAAGGGGCCTTCACAGATAGCCATAGGGGAGCTTATAAGGTGCTGGTTGAACATGATCTGCTTGGCGGAGAAACGAGAATACTTCCTGCTAGAGTGCAGGCTCTTGGGGTTGGCATTGGGGATAATGGACCTCGTGGTCCAGAACACGAGCTGCTTCCCAAACTCCCCAAGCGCCGGGAAGAAGATATGAGCATAGTAAGGGGAATCCACCGCTATACAGAAATGGAGCCGGTACAGCGCGATATCCTCCTCACTCATTCCCCTACCTTTCAGATACTTGGTAACTGCCCTGTGGAGCTTTCCCTCCAACGTGTTGTGAGCACGAAACTCAGATATGGGGTATGTCTTGGGAGGGAAGACACAAGGAATCTGTTCATTCCACAAAAAATTTTCTTTTTTCTTCTTGGACTTATACTCCTGGATAACTGAGCTTAAATTAATTAAACTTGACCCGGAACGCACAGCGTCAATGTCTGTCTGCTCGATGAGCCTCAAATCAAACAGGTGCATGAGGAGCTTGAGTGTTGGCCCACGCTCCCCACACACCCAGCACTGGAATACGCCCTTCTTAGGGTTTACGGCACACTTATTTTTACTGGAGTCGCAAAAGGGGCAGCTCACCATATGCTCTTCACCCTGCTTCTCCACAGGGTGTTCTGGCCAGACCCTGTCCAGTAGGGCTACAAGCTGCTCAGGATTCGTTGCCCGTGCCACCTAAGGCCCCTGGGTGCCAAAGCTCGTAGTCGGACCTAGGAGCTGTTTCTGCCCCATTTTTGAGGCTTTTGCTTTCTTGTCGTAAAGGCCCTTCTGCTCGGCTTCCTCATCCGTAAGCGCCGTAAACTGCATACGCTCGAAATCCGGCTCCACGTACACGATGGCTCCACCCGGACCTTGCCGGTTCTTGGCGAAGTGGAACCTGAGAACGTTCTTGGCTCTCTCCTGCTTGGTCTGGGAGATACTGATAAGCAGGTCAAGGGGGAAGACCTTACCGAAGCCACTGGCGATGTCATCCATGTCCACGACTTCCTTGTCCAGCCCGCTCCGATTGACCTGGGAAGCTGTCCAGAGGGCCAAGTCATACTTGCCTGCGACACCTCGGAGAATCTCGATGTTCTCTTCGAGCGCCTCGTACTTCTTGGTGTAGTTACCCGCCATCTTAAGCAGATCAAAGTAGTCCACCACCAAGAGGTCAATGGAGTGTCCACGGACCTCCCTGATGTGGGACACGAACTCGTCAATCTGGGAAACACCTATCGTCTTGGTAGGATAATACTGGACGTACAGAGGACCAGGGGTTGTCTTACTCTGCGTGTACAGATCAAACAGCTTGGTGGCCAGCTTCTTCTTGATCTTGGACAGAGCGATGTCTTTGAGAACAACTCCGGAGTTGTGAGCGTCACACCTTCTCATGATTTCGTCCGCACCAGCCTCCAGGGTGACGTAGGCTGCCGTGAAACCTTGGAGGGAAGCCTTGAGCGCGAGCTGGCCTAGGATCGCTGTCTTGCCCCTTCCTGAGCCGCCCAGGATCATTCCAATGCCACCCCGGACAAGACCACCACTCAGCAGGTTGTCAACAGGGGCCATACCAGTAGGAATGACTCTCAACTGTCGCTTGGCAATACGGGTCATGCGCTCGTTGGTATCTTCCCAGTACTCGATAACGGGGTCTTCCTCGTCCACGCAGCTACGAGCCTTGGCCATTGCCTGGACCAGATCATCGTAGTTACCCTTGTCGATGAAGCTGTCAATTTGACGGGCCACCTTGAACACTTCGTGTGCCTTAATGGCATCGTAAAGCTTATCCCGGACATATGCCGGGTTATACTCATCCCACTTCCAGGTCACGTCGAGAACGTTAAGAACAGTCTGCGTCTTCTGGGCGTCAAGCTTAGTCTTGACACACCAATCGGTAATGTAGTCGATAAGGGCATTTCTAGATGGGCGATCTTGGTACTTCTCAAGGAACTCCTTGAACGCCCTGAAGATGATGGCATACTCCGGGTCAAAGTCAAAGAAGTCATCGGGTAGGTGAGTCAACGCAGTCTTGGCTGCGAGGCTGTCATTCAAGAAGAACGCTAGACAATCACGCTTGAACTCGGTCGAGAAGGTTTCCAAATTGCTTGCCACGGAATCTCCTTTTCTACGGCAAAGTATTATACTCCTGAGTATTATCTTTTTAGCTGGGCGTCTATCTGTTCTCTCTCAGCTTCTTCGAGTGCTTCAATAAACTCTTTCAACTCCTCCAGGGTGATGTCAAATTGCTTCTTGATGTCCTTAGCATAAGTCTCAAGACCGTCCTTGTGCTTACAGGCGTAAGGGAATTCCTTAGAACTCAAGAACGGGGGGAAGAGGTTCTTCCCCGTGAGCCAGTACTCTCTTGGTGTTTTACCATACTTGTCACACCAGCGCAACATGCGAGCTTCTATGGCCTCGCTGTAGTTGGCAATGAAGTCATCCTTAGGGATAAACTCTTTAGGGGCGTAATTCTTGTTGTTCAAGAAGTTTTGAATAAGCTCTTCGTGGTTGTCGATGATGTACTTCCACGAGGGGTAAGCAACACCCGTTATATTAAAACCTGCTCGTTCCAACCTTCCGATATTATTTCTACGCTTGTCCCAACTCTCGAACACGAAAGCGATAAAGTATGCTTCCTTACCCTCGGGCAACTTGTCCAAGACATAGGTTCTAAGGTTTTTGTACAGGGGCATTGTTCTGAAAGACTTGCCCTTCTTGTCGGGCTTGAAATTACGGAATTTGAATTCAACGTCACCCCGATACCGCTGGCGAACGAAGTCAGCATAGGTCTTTGTGAGCCTGAGCGCCCTTACTTCATCCAGGTTCCTACACTCGTTGTAATCATCATCCCCCACGGTATAGTCGGGAGGATCATAATTAAAGAGCATATTACTCATGGATGGTTATCTCCCTGAAAAACTCTTCGTTTTCGTAGGTCTTCAACCGGGCGCGGTCATGCTTTTCGAGGTACTTGTTACCCCGAGTGAAATAGTCTACCACAAGAAGGTGGTCGTTGTCACTCTTGACTCGGAGACCACGCCCAATACGCTGTACGGTTGAAACGTATGCCTTACCCCCGCCGACGAGGTAGAGGAGGTTGATGTCTGGAACGTCGATGCCTTCGTCTGCCAGCTTTGTAGTGATTACACAACGAACATTTCCTTTACGAAGATCATTAAATGCTTTTGAAACCTTACGGCTTGCCATAGTCCCGTTTACCATCGTGTAAGGTTTGAAACCCAGCTTCTTCACGAGTGGGTAACAAAGAGCTTCAACTTCTTCGTAAAGTGATTCTGCAAGCTCTACAGAATTTCCTGTTAAAACTAAAAGCCGAGTATCTTTGTTTTGAATTGCTTCTACGATATCTTTTGCGATAGTAACTGTTCTTTCAGTATTTTCAACTAAAAGATGTTTACGTGCATCCTGCCAATTGTATGTTCTGGTTTTTGGTGTAGTGAAATCTAGGTATCTGATCTCCAGTTCTGCTTGAGCAAGGTATCCCTCTTTCTGGAGCCAAGGGGCATTAAGATCAAAAATAACTGGTCCCACCAGGGACATCATGAGCATGTCTGAAAGCTCATCATGCTTCAACGGAGTCCCACTCAAACCCACCCGGTAATAAGCTTTCGTTGTCTTCCCAACGTCCTGCCAAGTTTCTGCTGAACCGTGGTGTACTTCATCAAAAACAAGCATGTCTACACCACTTTCGAGAATAGCTTTGAATTGTTCCTGGAGAGATTCAAACTTCTTTGGGTCCATGACTGGAACACCAGTACGTTTACGAGGAACATCTCCGAGATAAAAACTGAAGGTGTCAATGGAAGCAACAGTTACATTTCCTGGTTCAAAATCTTCCGAAGAAATGATTCCAACGTTTTCTTTTCCGAGAAAAGTACAAAAAGCTTTGTAAGTTTGTGCGACTAATTCTTTTCCGTGAATCATCACCAAAGATTTCTTTGGGAGAAGAGAACCACAGATTGCTGCAGAAATTAAAGTTTTACCACTTCCTGTGGCAGAACGAATAACTCCACGGTAACCTGAAAAAATTGTGCTGAGAACTGCAAGGGCTTGGTAGGAACGGAATTCGATTTGGTTTTTGTTTTCAAGTTCGGCCAAAAGATTCAAACCTGGAAAGAAATCAGCTATTTGCTGCCAACTTGAAACCTTGAGCTGGGCTAGACTCATGGACCCTCCAAAACTCAATGTACACCCTGCTGGTGGATTTGTCAACCCCTATGGGTTCCCCTTCCCCTAAGGACGTTTACTATATCAGTAGAATGTCCTACCCTATCCCTTTACTTTACCCCTGCTCAAGATACTCGGTATTACCTTACGGTAATACCTCCTATCTCTGCGCTCGCGTGCGCGTGGCGCACGCGAAGTTTAGTGTTATTATAGAGGAGGGTCATTTTTAGAGTTCTCGTGAAGAGAAGCGGCCAAACCTAAAACTTGAGGGGTCAAGGGGTTGGAATTCTTCACTTTTAACCACTCCTTTAGCAACTCTTTAGGGAAGGTAAATTCCCCTGTTTCGGGGGTCAGGTTCTCCAAGAGAGAGAACCGATTTTCGTAATAATTCTCCAGCCCTGGGTAGTAGAATTTCTCCGCTTCTTTCAGTGGGATTACCTCCACACTTTTAACGGGATTTTTCAACACTTTATACCCGTCTTTATCCTCGTCAATTAACGGGTTATTTCCCGTTTTTAAGATGTGAATTACTACAGGTAAAAGCCCTGTGGGAAAATACCCAACCCGAGTAATGAAGTGGTGCATTCCATCCCAGTGTCCTGCCTTGAAAGAGGGAGTGAACACATACCCTGGGTGTGGGGCAGAGAGAGCGTTATCCAAAGCCTTAGGATACGGAGTGACGAATCTACACTTGGAGATTCCAAACTCAATCTTCACGACTGTGTCTGAAGTGTACCCAACATGCTTTGGCGGGTCCAACAGTGGTTTAGAAGCAAGCTTACCGGTTTCAGTACGAAAGTATTTCTTGTCCATATTATCAGTATAATCTCCCTTGGGTGGTTTGTCAAGACAAAAAAATTGGTGGCCTGGGGGAAAGGAGGAAAGCCCAGGCCACCGTCTCTCAGGAGGGTGCTGATAACATTGCGTTACCAGCCTTTGCGAACCTTGTGAGTCGCCCAACTCACATTAATAGTATACATCTTGTGCTATGTGTTGTCAACTAGTCTGTCGTAACTTTGCTAGTCTCTTCTCGGCGTTGGATAGAGACGCCATAAATAACTCATGCCGCTTCTTTTTATCCTTGATATTTTTTTCTAACCAATTCGGTTTGTCTAATACAGCCCACACCATAGCTCGGGTAGACATAATATCGTCGCTAGTACGCCGCATTTCCTCAGCAACAATGGCTTCAATAATCCCCTCTCTAAACTGCTTACGCCGCTTAGACTGGGTTTTCCAGTTACGGTCATCGTAGTTAGAGGAAGCCTTGTCATCATAATCGTCAGGCAAGCGTCTTAAACCCCGCTTACGACGTACATGTGCCCCTTGTTCCTTTGCCTTTTCAACTTGCTTACGCTCGTTATGCGTTGATTTCCAATGCCTAAAATATGACATAGCAACTCCTAGACAATAAATAAAAAAGCCCTCTAAAAAGAGGGCTTACGGCAGTTTTTTTGGCTTAGGGGAGGGAGAAAGCCAATACCACCTTTATTCAGAAATAGACTTGGCCAGATCGGTTCCTGGCTTAAATACGACCGTCTTGCGGTCGCCAACGGTAACTTGCTTACCGCGAACGCTGTAGGTACGGCCCTTACGGTTCACCACCTTAAGGGTACCAAATCCTCGTAGTACGACCTTGTTCTCGCCTTCTTCGTCATTAGTTGTGAGTCCAAGAGACATGGCATCAATAACAGTGTCAACAATGGTAGAAATCTCTTCCTTGGTCAACGCTGGACTAAACGACTTGGACAGATTACGGTACACCTCATTCTTAAGATCAGTAGTATTCATTAAGCCTCCAAACTACTTCACAAGCTTCTTTTGCTGCTTCTTGAGATTGACAACAGCAATCTCTATCAATAAATAAATCGCGGCAGATGAATAAAGACTGGTATCAACGCCTTTTTGCTTGAGAAATTCTGAAGCGTCTTCAAATACTCGCGTACGCTTCTCAATCCCCTTCATTGCCAGCACATCTAGATCATCGACGCGACCTTTGACATAGGAGTATGTACCCTTGGCTAAGACCTGAGCAATGTCCTTAATGATCGGGATAACATACTGCCAAACGAATGCTAACACACTAAACGCTGGAATCGGCATAATACCTCCAATTACTCTACAGGACCAACGTAAGGCTTACCTGTGTAGCTATTAAGGTTGACTTGGAGTCTCGCAGTAGGACCATAGTGGTAGTCCCACACCCAAGCCATAGCTCCACGCTTCTGCCAGTTAAAGGATTTGATTCGATGCCACTCGTTAGGTGCTACCAACGAGGGCAGGTATTCAACACTGACGCCCTGCTCTTCAAAGGTGGAAGGCTTTGAAACGCCCTTCCTGTGCTGGTCCCCAAGATGCCACTCTCGGTAGCTCGTCTCGGCCCAGTCCTGGGGTCTCTCATTCGCCATAAGAGCAGCTAGACGAATGGGAGCAACACTGTGTCCATGTTCAAACCCAATCAGGTTAACACCAAACCGCTTGAACTTGTAGGGGGAGGTGTCGCATTCAACTGTGACGTTTGCATCATTGTGGAAGTAGGCATTCATGACCCTACCAAGCGTAAACGCTGAATAACGATCATGATTACCAGGAATCACAACGACGTGTACAGGAGCAAGCTCACTCAAGAAAGTAATCGCTTCCCGTAGAATCTTTTCTCCCTCTATGTAAGCGTGGTGCCATGCCACCATCTCCGGTTGAACCGTGCCCCCAGCAGTGGCATGACCAATACCCTTTGACAAAGCCATAGGCTCTGCATGGAGGAAGTCATTACCAATGGGAAACAGGATCTCTGTCACGTCACCATAAGCCATCCCCAGAGAGCTAAGCTCCGAGATAGCCCAGGCGTAGAGCTGGTGGGCTAGACTAAGATCATAAGGATGGTCTGCCCCAGGAGCAAAACACTGCATCCCGAAGTGAGGGTCCATCACTGAGATCTCTAACATGCGCTTGTTCTTCTTACGGTTAATGTTGACAAACCTATTAGGCACCTTAGGAGAGTTACTTTTAATTTCTTTTAAAAGACTCTCCATAACAACTTGACCCGGTTTGGGAGGGGAGAAGTTTGCCCGAATCTGGTGGGCAACAAAGGGGCCGTTAGAATCCTGCTGTATCCAGGAGTTTGGTTTGAAGTCTACTGTTTCGTAGTCATCTGGGATATTGAACGCGGCTCTTACATTTTCCTCGGTAGAGAAGCCAATGTGCCGGATACCTTCGCTGTCAATATAGAAACTTTCTATGTTACCAGTCAAGAACGGGGTGGTGGATACATGAATACACCCTTGCTCATCTACCGTGTGTATTATTTGTTGTCTGGGCTTACTCATGTACCCTCCTATAAGGTGAAACTTCTGACATTTTCTGTCCTTTCTATTAATTAGTATATCATCTTATAAGGGATGACCCTGAGAAACCCCAGGGTCATCCAACGTTTTTGTTTATAATAACTTAGCTTTTGGCTAAATTACACGGGTTCCTCTTCGACGAAGAACGGAGCAAGCGCCTCCATAGCCTCAGCCTGCGCTACGAAGAAATCGCCAACCTTCGGGTCATCAGCAGCCTCGGCCATCTCACGAAGAATTGTAGCAACAAGCAGGAGCGCCTCGTCAACTGTAATCTTCTTGTCGTCCGAGTAAGATTTCCACCCCTCAGCAATAACTTCCGGAAGCATACTCATGATCTCACCAACTGTAATACCCAACTCGATCTTTGCCATTTTTTCCTCCTTGGCTAGTATCTCTGCGGTCTTATAGAACGACTGTTCTATGGTTCGAAACATTATCTCATATTGGTCATCTGCCGCCCTCGAAAAGTTACCACATAACCAACCAACAGTTATTAATCCCTCAACCACATCTAGATTACCACATGACAACGATCTTTTCAAACGCTTACGCAGTCCGGGTAGCATTTTCAGGAACTCGAAACGAGTGATACCAATCGTAGCCATATTATTTACTGCGGTATGTTTCAACCGTCTTCTTGGTTTCTTTAACTACCTTATGAAGTAGCCAAGCCATACCTGCATTAGCTAACCCGTGAATAATAAAGTTAACTTGATAGGTGCCCATGTCAAAATGGGCAAGAGCAATCCCTACTGTTGCAAGAATAAATGGGATAACATCGGTCCAATTATCCCACCCCCGGTGTTGTAAAAAACACTTAACCATCCACCCGATAAGATTTAACACCAGCACATGCCGGATACTTATCTCGGAGGCGAAAGCAAGCAGGGTGGTAAAAATTTCCATACATTATCCATTAGGTGCCCACACAGCTAAATAGTCTACCACACGTTCCTTAAAGTAGTCCATATCAAACTTAGTACCAGGACAACTCTTATACGAGGCGTACTCTCGATGCCCCTGAACGTTAGCTAAGTCGATATGGTACATCCTACAGAGCCAAGCAACGGTGTCTGCAGCCTTCTCGAACATAGCTTCAGAGGGTGGGGCAGCATCGAAGTTACCCACAAGGCACAACCCAATACCCCTTCGGTTCATCCCCTGTTCAACACAGTGTGCCCCGTGCATCATCATGGACCTGCCCTGTATTAGCCATGGACGCCCGTCTGACAGGTTTTCGATCAACCAGTGATATCCTATATCCTTCCAAGGAGCGACCAATCCTGGGGCGTTTAAAGCCTTTTTTTCTGTATACTCCTCGGGCGTGATGATATTACCACCGTCACGATAACTCGTGTGGAACTTCCTAATGGCGATAATATCGGGTAAAAGTGTGTCTCCAGTGAAGGAGTGGTGAATGATTACGTGAGTCCATCTAGGCATTGAAACTCCTTATACAAATTATATAGCATATAATTATCGTGACTTATCCGGCGTTATAACTGTCGTATGTTTATCATCGTTAATTCGTTCCGTAACTAACATATCCAAAATACTCCAGTCGAGAGCGAGGATTTCAGTTCCCCGCTCTTCGACTAGACGGTTCATTACATCTTCGAGAACTAGTTCTCTGGCGTTATCCATTATGGGTTATCCTTATAGTTTTCAACCACATAAGCCTTAGCCTGCTTGTTGTCGTAAACAGGTTTTATTGGCACGGATACATTGTCAATAGCCACTGAGACAGGCTTGCTAATGTACTCGGCATAGGTAAGAACCTGGCTACCAAGAAGATGGTGTTTACCATCGGATCTTAAAGCAGCATCACAAGTCCAAAGAAGAGGAACCTTATTTTCATCTGTAACAAGGATTTTATCTTTTATCTCACAACGCCAGTCAATAGCAATCCCTCGTGGTTTTTGTCGAGGAGGGTCAGGAATAACCACAGGTGGCTCAGGATCTGTTGGGGGTTTATCTTTCCAACTAGTTCTAGCACCGGGTAAATCGTCAATAGAAGCAAAGAAAGCCATAACAATCTCCTTAATAGGTTGGGAGCTTACGAATACGAAGCATCAACAAGTAATTTTCTAAAGCATACAAATCTGCTGTCTGGTTAGTTACTCGTAAGATAATACCCATACAAACAGTAGAAGTAGAGGCACCCACTTCTGTAGTTGGTGTCTGGTCATTTGTTGTTGCTGGGTGCCATGTACCCAGTAAATTACCCGTGTCCCAAGAACGAGCAGTCCATTCTACTTTCACACCAAACGGTGGGTCTGGCTCCATATCTAGAAAATAGGTGTCAAAAACATATTGTCTATTATCATCATCTGAAACTCCAAGAGGAGCAATTAAACCTTGGGTGTTAACAAAGAACTGAAATTCATCTGTTTGGAGGACACCACCCGGAGCGATATAGCACTTACCTTCGCTCAGCACATAATTATCTGATGCACCAGTATTAATATGTTCATCTGTAATGAACTCTTCACCAATAGCAACTTGGAATGGGTAGTTGCGGGCTAAAATAGATTCGTACTTAAGCGCAGCAACTTCATAAGCATTCCAAACAAAAGGGTGAGCAATAATAGAAATATCATTCCAGATGGTTTTTCTTTCTCCACCAGGAACAGTAGGTTGTTCGTATATGGGCTTGTTAGTAACAGCATAGGGGCGTCCTGTAACCGGATCGTAGTCAATATACTGCGGGCTAATTGTAGGAGTACCGTCTGAAGTTAAAAACATGGGGAAACCAAAGGTATTAACCTTTTGGCCTTCTACAATACTTTTATAACCTCTGGGGTATCTAATCCCAGCGTCTACTTCAATCATAGACTCACTAGGCAAAAGACTTGAGAGATCATCTACAATTCGATTTACAACTTTTGTTCTTTTAGAAAAAATGGCATAGGGCATATTAGTACCTCGTTTTAATCCCAGGGTTACCGTACAATTTGAACACGTCTGCTGTTATCTGAGTACCGTTGTTAAGTACATTACCAGGCACAGAACGATAATTAGTATAGATAAGTAAGTAGCCTTCTCCTTCAATCTCAATTACCATAGTTGAGAACAGAATCCTAGGAATACAAGGAGACTGAAGCGGGAAAGTAGTTAACACGTCAAAACCAGGGGTGAAGCCATTGGCAAAGAAACCCCGAGGCGTGAATAAGTTATACACTTCAATAGGCGTACCACTTGCATCAACCGCATTCCCAGGCCCTGCTCCTTGATTGAAGAAGAAGCGGTTAAAGTCAAACCTAGAACCAGACGAGTACCAAGGATTCATTTCTTGGGCACTTGCTGGGTAACGGTTTAACACAGGAAGCTGTAGGTAAGGACCAACAGTCCCTAGTGCCAATGGAAGGTTTTCCGGAGCAATCAAGTATTCATTAGTAATACGGCAACCGGGTAAACCCTCAATTGCTTTGTAAGGTACATCAACCGGGCAAGGAAGATGACTTAACATGTTGGAGTAGTGAGTAACACCACTACCAGGGTCAATATAAGTAGGCGTTCCCCTACCCAATGTTGTGACATACATTTGATTATTATCTGTAACAAAATGTCGCCCATAAACACCACCACCGGCTAACCTCTGCCATATACCTTGGTACGGAGTATATCTAACCTGGAAGGTAGTGTAAGCGGCTTCTTCTGGAGTAATCAAGTACTGAATTCGTCCAGTCCCCCGCTCTACGATGGGGCAACAGGTGTGTGAACTCAGCAGCCGGTTATTAAACGTATCGGCTAAGTATAGCCGGTTTCCAATGACAGCCACGCCAGCAGGGCCTGCAGTGGATGCCTTACCCCGGTTAACCATAGCAGGACTGCTTGCTGTCCCAAGAACAAGTAAGCTGTCCATGTGTACTGAAGTTACAGAGTTGGCAAAGGGGTCTGCCACATACAGAATGTTATTCTTTGTATGAACTGCTCGGCAGTTAACCCACGGGATAGGAAGGGTCAAATCAATCGTTACCGGGAGAGAATAAGTATTGTACAAGAAGTTGGACAGCTCGCCTGGGGCAGTACCTGTGTACTGGAATCCTGTAACGTCTGCTTCATAGACAAGTAGGCTTCTAGACATCATCAAATAGATGTCGCCATTCATGTCAAATCGAATGTTTACAGGGTGATCTCCGGGTGCCCAGTTACTACTGTCAATTAAGCGCTCCACAATAGTCATGCTTGTTGTGTCAATGACCCGGATATGGGGGACAGTTTCGTTTCCTACCCAGTTTGCATCCCCATGACCACAAACGTACAAGTACTGTTCATCGTGGGCAAGAGAGATACCAAGGGGTGCCCCAACATTATCTGGAGGGGGCCATACCGAACCAACAGTACACCTGTCAATGATGGTTGGTGGATTTGGAACTGGGTTAAGCTGAACTACTTCACCACGCATAATGTCAGAGACGTACAACTCGTCACCTGAGGTATTTAACTCAAGGTCGTACGGTTGTCTAAACTGGTCACCTAGAGTAAACCCAACAGTTGAGTTAGTAAGGGTCCATACAACAGCCCATCCAGCCGTGTTAGCCCGACCACCAGCCGCCGGAAGAGAAATTTTTACAATTCTAGGACCAGCGTTTACATACAACCTAGCGGTAGTATCAGCAGCAGGGTAGAGGGCTAATCCTTTAGGTCCACCATTAGCTCCAAAAGGAGTCTTGTAAATTGCTTGAATTTCAAGGTCAGTATTAAAGATGTAAATAGCCCCTGTGTCGTTTTGTTCGTGAGAACTTACTGCTAGATAAAGGAGATTAGCATCCTCGTCAAGAATCAAATCACCAGGGAACTGAAGGTGTGTTTGGTTTGTAACATCCACATCCCAGCCTGGGTCATCCCACCCAGCCACACCGTCTACACCGAAGGTAGCAATGAGATTCCAGTAGGCATCAAACTTATAAAGCATTCTACGGTCATGTTGTACCGCGTACTTTTCACCGGTTACGGAATCTTCTTGGAACCCGTAGAATGTGGCATACATATGCCGATAGAATTTCTGAACGTTGCTTGTATTTCTAGCACCGAGGATGTTAGTGACCTCCATGCTAGTAGCATCAACCTGTACAACTCGGTTCTTGTCAGCGACATAAACATAATCGTCTAAGCCAATGGCACCAATATCAAGACCCATTGGTTGGATAAACTGGTCAATACCAACACCTGAAAAACCATTACCAATATGCGCCACATAACCAATGTTACCAGCAGGGATAAGAGCCGCTGCGGTAACCTTTACAAGTCGGTACAATCCGGTGTCAGAAATAAACAGGTTACCCGAGCTGTCAACAGTAACTCCTTCAGGAGAATTAAGCTCTGTTGTGCTTGTTGGGTCATTAGTTGCAGTTCCAGAGTTCCCAAAACACCCAATATACGTGTCTAAGTCCCCGTTAACCTTGACAACTCGGTGATCTTCTCGATCTGCAATATAGACATTACCTGCCGCATCACAAGCTACGTCTACAGGGTACCGTAAATCTGTAGCGGCAGTGAAACCACTAAAATCTACCGGGTAGTTAGCTAAGGTTGGCCACTGAGCAACATGTGTCATGTCTGAAGCAAGAAGCTTAACAACCCGGTTGTTAGCACTATCACACACGTAGATATACGTGTTTGTCGGGTCAACACAAATACCATTAGGAAGCTGGAACCCTGGCTCTAACGGGCTAGTCAAGTTAAGCTTCCAGGCAACAATATCAGGGTCATCCGCAGAGCCATCTTCATTACCCGCGATAATAGTATTGTAGTTTGCAATACCATCGTAGAACTGAACGGCATCAATCTCTTTTACCGGACGAGCAATTGCCGTACACTCGGGGTAAAGAAGGTCAACAAAGCCGTCAATAGTACCGCTAGAAACGAAAGTAGCGGCTGAGTCATCAATCGTGGCAGTAGCTGTGTTAGTTCCTAAGCCACTCCACAAAGAAGAAAGTTTAACCGGTTGTCTTGTAGTTCTCCAATACAACCTAGGATAACTGTCATTGATAATAACACCTTGACCAGCTATAGTTGAGTAACCAGACAAAGTATTATCTGTTGTGGACAAGGTAATAACCTTTGTCAAGTGGTCATAAGTCACAACAATGGCAGGAGTACAAGTATCCGAGTTGTCTACATCTTCGATGTAGATTGGAACCTGTTGGACTTCTTCTTGTGGTGAGTATACTTGGCGAACACCATCATGATGAGCAACAGGAGCTGGGTAATCAACACTTAATGGATCTGTTGAAATAGACAGCCCAATATCCCGAACTATATTAATATCCGGGTCAGCAGCTAGACCAACACGAGGATGAATACGCCACAGTTCAGGAACTTCTGTGCCCCAAATATCTTGGCCTGTCCAGTCATTAGTATCTTCGTAGTCTGTTTGTGCTTCACCAAAAATAGAGTGGTGTGCCCCACGGATGATACGGTCAAGGGTATTTTCAGCAGCAGCCCGCATGTCATACCGCTCAGCCAATACCACGGGGCGAAGGTCCAAGAACTGGGCATCCTCACAAACACCATACTGGTGACCGTCAAGTCGGTCTACACCGCCATTTTGGTTAATTGTGGTCCAAGGCGCACGATTATACCGTGACCAAGCACAGAGAGGGACAGCGTATACATAACCATCAAAAGTACCAAGGTCTGCCTTTGAAGCAGAGTCCCCATCTCCAGCTCTCCAAAGAGAACCATCATGAATGTCATTTAAAGCGTTATGATACACATAGTTAGTAACAGGCATATCATTGCCTGCCCGAGCTTCTACTGCTGGGTCATTGAACCAGAACGGGTACTGTTCATAGTCAACACCAGGAATTACACGAATTTTGTGTTGTACCTGGAGGTAGTTACCATTGGGTAGGAAGCTGATGGTTCCTCTAACTGTTTCAGTGTCAGGGTCTGCTACACCATTGTACCGGTAAACAGCTACAATAAGTTCCCCAACCCCAGGTTCACTACCCCCGTCAAAAGTTATCTCCCATTCACCAGTGTCATAGTCAATAGTACCATTACAGGTAGCCCCAACAAGAGCACCGGCACCATTATCAGCACAAACAGGAGTTTCAGTATCCCAGTCTATGTCAGTTAAATCTGCGCGGACAAATACACTAAACCCCCAGTTTGTTTCGTCATAAGTCACAAGGTCGCGGTGAGCTACTTGGCCTAAGAAATTATCTTCCAGCGCATCTCCAACACCTAGTTGTACACGACCAGACCAGTTTGAGTAATCCCGAGAACCATAAGGGTAGAAAGTACCACCAGTTTGTGAAACTTCTTGGAGCCAAACTTCTAGGAAGGCAAAGTCAAAGCGGTGTCCTGTCGCGGGGGCTTCTGGGAACCCAATAGTCACTGGGCCATAAATCCCATGTGCCCGGTGGTCGTCTATGCTTTGGTCTGTTTCTCTTGTACCCCCATGACAGTTGAGCATTGGGACAATAAAGCCGTTGACATGAACATAGATAGGCTTTTTGGTAGCTGTCCATGCTACTCCATCTTGCTCAATACGAGTTTCCATAGCTACCATGTTCTTTACATCTTGGTCTGGTTGGTTCTGGTCTTCAATAGATTCTGATGTTTCAGGAACGTAGAAACCACCAAAAGGAGAAGGCATGGCTTCGTTGTTTTCCATGGCGAAGTTCGACCGGACAAACGTATCCGGGAACGGGCCATTAAGAAAACCACTGGTGTACCGTTCTCTTAAGAAGGTAGCCGTCTGAACGAAACTAGAGTACTGGACATTGCGAACTTCGAAAAGCTCTTGAAGGAATACGTCCATGTTATCAAGCCGGTTATCCAGGGTAGTAAACGTATTGTCTACACCAGTTGGCCAAAGCTTGCCATCATAGGCGTCTTCAATTTCGTCTACAAGTGCGTCTACGGCATCTTTGATAGCAACGTCATTATCAGCAAGATTCTCTAGGGGACGGTTATCCACGTCCCAACGATAAATATCGGTAGCTTCAAAAAGTTCAAGCCCGTCTCCAGGCCCATACCCGATTATCGAGATTACTGGTTTGAAAATAGCCATGTATTTCTCCCATTGCACCGGGGATATACCCCGTCAATAACAATAAAGCTCTTTTAGGTTCTTATACTATTTAATAAAGCCCTTTTCTTTAGCAGCAGTGATAACTTCAGCGCGAAGTTGATCTCTGCCTAACTTACTTAGCAGGGCTTCTCTGTCTGCTAAGTATTTCTTAATTCTTTCTTGCTCTTCTTTTGGAACAGCCGCTCTAGAAGTTTTCAAGAAAAATATCTTGTTCTCCGGGTCACGCATTTTCTCGATGATTTCCTTTTTTCTTTCAAAATCTTTGATGCCTAGCTGAGTAATCATTATCGCAGCTTTAGACCGCCAGTCAAAAATACCCTTTTTGGACAGTAAGTTAACTTGCGGAGTAGGCCGTCTGACATCTATGATCTTAGTAGTCACCGAGGCCGTATTCCCCGCCGGTAATGTTTTCTCAAATGTATGGGTTCTAAACGCCCGGTTTTGTTGTGCTCTTACTCGGAAGCCCTTAGAAACCCCTCGGTCGATGGGTATACGAGTTCCCCAATGCGAGAACCCAGTAAACTTTTTCTGCCCTGGTTCTACATAGACTAGATTCTTACGAGCTTCAATTTCTTTAGCTCGTGCTTTTTGTCTTTCTATGCGTTCTCTATCTACACCTAGTCTAGCCATAACTTCTTTAGGATCTGGCCTATTAGCCCTTATAGTCTCCGGGTCATGTATATATGTCCCCTTGGAAACAACCCGCTGAATTCCTGGTGCGGGGTTAACGGACTTTATGTCTACCCAAGACCGCACAGGAAGCTTGGCAGGGATGACACCCTTACCGTGGATGAGTCTATCCCCACCATGAGCAGGAGAGTCAAAGTGCCTTAAATACTCTACTGCTGGGACTAGAGCGTATTCTTTGCCCCCGATGGTTATATTAAACTGGGGGAAGGGCAGCTTCTTTTTAACCGAGATCTCCCCACCTTCTGTACCTACAATATATTCAGTCTCGGACTTTCTTTTACTCGCCCTTAAGTAGTCCGAGATATTAGTAGGGTGGAACTTCACACCATGTAACCGGCCCTCTCGTTCCAAGTCAACCAGGGGCATCCACAAGTGCGTGGTCGCCTTGTTCCCCTGGTATCCAAGGTTATAGTTTGACGCCTGTAACTGCTTTTCAAACTTGTCCAACCTTGGCACAGCGAACCCTAACCCAGTAAGAGAGCTTAAGTTCCAACTAGGGGTATCTTCCCTACCAACTGGTTGGATAGTAGAATGTTTAATTTCAGTCGCTGTAGTATTTTGAGTGGTAGGTAAGTTTAAATTAAGTGTCCTACGCTCTGGGACTTGGATACCAAATTGGTACTCGTTTGCCAACAGCCAGAGGTACCAACTGAACTCCTCGCCCATTTTCTTTATTTCTTGCTCTAAGTAATTACGGCCCTCTTCTCTTTCTTTGTCTGAAAGATGTTTTAGTTTCTTGAAAAAGGAGAGGTACGCCTTTTGGGCAGCAAAGAAACGCTTGCTTTTTTCCCAAGCTAATTTTTGTGCTTGTAGTACAACATCGTCAAAAACCTTACCCTTGATAACAATTTCTTTATTGCCATCTTGGAGCTTAGCTAGGTCTGGGGTCTTCCAAAGCCTGTGCCACTTGGTCAACCAGCCGTAGTCTTCTGTATGTTTAACTTCAATTTCTTTAGCTACCATGTCACCAAGCTTGTTCATCGCAGCTCTGTTGTACATGGCCCTAGGGATAAGCAGGTTATAAGCATACTTTTCTGGGGCTGCTCCAATTTTAACGGTTTTGGTTACATGCCCTAGAAAATAGAACGGCTTGTTGTCAATAGAAAAAACAACCGCCTTATCCCGGTTTATATCAAACTTATCTTGGGACAACACATGGTGAATATCTTTAAGTACGGGGTTCTTGCTACCCTGTAAATCTTGCATCCCCATGTGCTGAGGTTTATCAAGCTCCGTAGCCCGAGCTACGTGTCTAGCCGAAGTTGGCATGTCTACAACTGTGTTACCATCAATGTCTACATAGCCAGCCCGGTGCGTTAAAACTCCACCATAGTTACCAGTAATAACACTTGATAACTTTGGGTCTTTGCTTGGTATGTCGCGGGATAAAGATATGTTCTTAGCTAAAGTACGAATAGACGTTTTGAGCTGTTGGTCGTTCAGGGCATTCATGAAACCTTCACCATTTTTCTGTTCCATTTGGTTCAAGATTTCAAATATTTGCCTACGGTATGACGCATACGGGTCATACCGAGTTTCCCCCTTAGGTTTACCAAGCCCCAAATCCTGCATAATACGAACAGCACGCCGCGCCCAATGCTGAGACACACGTTGCCCAGGAACATTTTCTGGGTCTTGTCCCACAAACTCACCCTTAAGCTGTTGCTTAAGTATAGAACGTGGCTTTTTGGCTTCTAGAAGGTGAAAGTCCATGTGGCAACCAATCTAATCGTGCTATTCTTTACCACATAACCAAAAGCCTTATGCGCGAACATCATAGTACCTTCGCTGTAGTACAAACCAGCCTCGGAATATTCATATGGGTCAATAAGGTCTGTCGGGCTATTACCCTCAGCCGCCTCCATCGTCGCCGTAAAGGTAACTTTACGTGAACCGAAAGAAGGCCAGCTAACCGTAGTATCCGCCTCAAAAATCTGCAGAGGATTTGCCGCATACAGGTCGGTATCAGCAACAGACACGGCAAGCATCTCTGTGACATCCAGAGGATTATGCCCCCCGTTGCCAAACTTCATCTTGTCTACGTGCCAACTGATAACGCCAGTGTAGACACCATCTGGAGGATCGACACCAGGGTCATGAGCACCCAGAAGGCGGGCAAGGGCTTCTCGACCGTAGTTAACCACGATGTTAGTGCCCTCAACAAAATCAATAAGTTGCCCCGTTCTTACATCATAAGAACGGAGCTGGAAGATGCCTTCCGGAACTTTAATCGCTTCAATAAAATCCATCTAATCCTCCAAAAAATTATGGACACTTGGACAAAAGGTCTCCTGGGGTCACAGTACTTTGGCTATAGGTAGCATTACCATAGGCGTCCTTCACATAAACATCCAGTATGATCGCTCCTCCTACGTCAGCACAGTCGAATTCAAGATATGCATCCCTAGAATTTACTTCATATAACCCCGTCGGGTCTCCAGCCACCTCTACAATAGCATATTCGAAGGGGCCAACCCCACCGTGTATTGACCGAATACAGTCATATGCGGATATACGAACTTTTGCAGATCCTGTGTACGATGCAAAGTCTACAGTGATATCCGTAGTGTCATCTGGGGGGGTACCAGTAAAATCAATATGCCATTCGCCGTTACCATAGCTTATAGTACCCGTTGCATTAGGGCCACTGAGCGTTCCATCCCCCTGGTCTGTAACCACTACGTTAGAGGCGCTAACAATAGCTGTAAAAGCTACAGAACCCACCTCTACTGGGGCACCCAATTGGGTACCTGCTACATCGGTTCCAAAAGAAGTTATAACCCCATCTGGCGTATCGTCAACAACTGCAGCAGTAGTAGTTGCCCTAGACGAAGCTAACGTAACAGATAAAGAGCCAAAAACAAGTACTTCAAACTCTTCGTCTACCAAATCATACTGCGGGGGTTGTGCAGGATGTCCACCAAGATCCCCAACAGCAGCCCAGGATAGTGTGTCATCCCCGTCAGTTGTAAGAACATAACCGTCTGAACCATAGTTCATGGGGCCATCAGTTAGCCCAACAAATGTGTTGAACCCACTAAACATATCTGAAATATATGTCCAACCAGGGACACCACCATATTCTAGAGGTGGTCCAGCATTGTTCAAAGAAGTAGCCATGAGTACCGGAAACTCCCCGGCTGCCTCTTTCCCTGCGTCATATGGTGGGGGGTCAGCATAGGTGTAACTTACAACCCCATTATCAGAGTCATAAGTTAAATATGGCAATATGCCTAAAACAATAGTATCTGGGCCAGGTGACGAATAAGCATTAAACTGTAATTCTGTTTCACTATAGTCAGGGCAAATAATCGCCCCAGCCATGCCAATATAATCGTTTGGTGTATCAGCTAGCCCAACAAAAGTTGCCCCAGCAACAGTATCTTCCCAAGTTGGGTTACCAGTGTTTTCGTGTGTAACTAAAACTTGTCCTTCTGTACCAGCAGCAAGAGTAACCCAGTTGGTGCCATCAAAGAAAAGAATATCCCCCCAGGTAGCACCATCACCTATAAATTCGAGAGCATCTGCTGCAGCATTAACCGCGACAATAGCACCTTCCATATTCGTATACGCGACTGGAGTATCACTGAGATTGAGAAAAGCCCCAAGATCTTCCCAAGTTGGGTTACCGGTATTTGCATGAGTAACAAGTGCTTGCCCGTCAGATCCTGCGTTAAGAATAGTCCAAGTAGCACCGTCAAAAAATAAAATATCTCCCCAGGCACCACCCTCGGCTATAAATTCTACAGCGTCTTCAGTAGCATTAACTGCTACAAGAGCACCAGCCATACCTGTGTAGTCTGCTGGCGTGTCAGGCATACCCACAAATGCTGAAGCGGATGTATTGTCTACAAACTCAAGAGCAGTACCTAAAGCGTTGACTTGTAAATACTTACTGGCTATAAGGGCAGCAGGAGTATCGCTCAGGTCCGTAAAAGCACCAACAGCTTGATTGGTAAATGTAAGTCCTGTCTCTGCTAGGTTTACAGCTACCACGTACCCACCAAAGCCCACGTAACTTGGTGGTGCATCATTTAATTCATAGAAATTACCAAGGGCTACCGTTGGTGGGTCTACTAGTTCAAGAGCCGTTCCACCAGCGTTGACCCTGACCCACTTCTCTGCCGAGTATACCGCCGGGGTGTCAGACAAACCGAGGAAGGTAGTAACCACGTCAATAGGGGTCCACCCAGTGTCCCCTACACCGCTTTCCTTGACATACATGGTAGCACCAGCAGTGCCGTCAGTACGAAGGGCCACAGAGCCTACAGAAGCCGCTAGCGAGCCTTCCGGGTCACCCGCAGTAAAGAGTACACCAACCGCGTTGTCCGACTGAGAAAGGAGAGAATCAGTTACTAGACTATCAGACTCCAGGGGTATACCCGTCTCCATTACTATCCCAGTAGCGGAAGCTTCCATAATCCCAGTAAAAGCCGCCTTATCTTGGCTGAGTTCGAGTAAAGAAGCATTACCCGCTGCGTCTAAAACTGCCTGCAACGTAGTGGGGTGGAGCGTATTAGATGTGGGTGGCGCACCCCCATCGTCCCCGAGAGTCAAAATACCCAAGTAGGTATCTTTTGGGTCATTTCCAGTAAATGCCATATCTTAGTCTCCTATGTTCTCCCAAGGACCAGTCCAATTTTCCCACTCAACATTTTGGTTTTCCCAGTTCTCATCTTCAGGGTCTGGGTTAGCCTGTACTCTTAATAAAGAAAGAGGACGGGTAGAATAACCAAATTCTCTAGTAAAGGTATTAGCATGCCCTGCAGCCCCTAATGAGTTGGCAAACCCCCTAGACGGGAAATCTGCATGGTCAATGTAAACTACTGGTCCAGCAGCAGGGTAAAGGTTCATACCATTCCGTAAAAGGGGTAGCTGATACTCTTCTTCCGGCAACCAGTACCAGTCGATAAACAGCTCTTCTGGTGGGTGGCAGTACCCCTCTTGTGGGTCTCTTAGATGCGGGAAGGGCAGTGCTGTAGACCCCCGAGGGAAAACACCAGAACGATCACACGGCGGAACTTCCGTGGTATACACATAATCTACGAGGATATCCGACGGGTTATCTGGGTTTACACCTTCAAAAATTAGTTCCCACGCTCCAGTAATGTAATCTATGGTCCCGTATACTGTAGCGTCTTCACCAACTAATACGCCTTCTCCGTTGTCCAGAACAGTATATGGGGCTGCTCCAATAGTGACAGTAAACTCAACCCCGGTGTAGATCCACTGATTAGCTAAAATACCACTAATATGAGTAATGACCGAAGAAACACTCTCAGCTACCTCATCCGTAATAGTTACTGTTGCAGGAGCACCCGGTCCTAAAGGCGACGTTAACGAAAGATAATCGGGTCCAAGTAACCTAATATCTAACCGGGTGTACTGAATATCGTCCAGGTCACAATAACCAAGGTACCAGCCCTTATCATTTCTGGTAGGATTAACCGTCATGACTGGTTCGTCCAATGTTGGGCCACTAAACCATTCGTACATCTCTAAGCCGTGCTCGATCCAGTCAAGAACTGTGAATACTGGGCGTAGAAATTCTATGCGCCGCCACATGTACCAGAATTCTTCGTTGGTAAAATGATACTTGAGCGAAGCCCCAGCCTTTATCAGAGCATCAAGGGCTGTGTAAAATGCTTTGTGGTACCCGACAGAAAGTACAAGATTTTCCCAATCATAAGTGTAACTAAAGATAATATCAGCATTATATGACGGTGGGGTAGCAAACTCTAATGTCCAATCCCCTGTGTCATAGTCAATAGTCCCAGTAACAACGGTTGTGTACACAAACTCAATGTCGGTGTCAACTTTAGGTACAGACCCGGCAAAGTCTAAGTGCCACTCGCCAGTAGCATAATCAACGGTCCCAGAGATTCCGTTAGGCACGTCTGTAAAGACACCCAGGCCATCATCTGTAACAATGGCAAAAGTTCCATCTTCAAGCTGTGCCTTAGCCATGACTGAGCTAGGGTCACTTGCAAAATCTATGGTTGTGCCTGCTACATCGGTTCCAAAAGAAGTTATAACCCCGTCTGGTGTGCTGTCTACTATTTTAGCTGTAAGACTGGTTCCTACTAAGCCACCAACACCATCATCTACAATATCCGTAGTCGGGGCACCATGTACATATGTGTCAACGTCTACAGAGCCAGCAAGTAATGGATAATAAGCTAATGTTCCTACAAAAGAGGTTACGCTCCCGTCTGGGCTACTGGTTGCAACCTCGTCAGTAATTGGAATCTCCCCTTCGGTCATAGACCCCCAGTCTATGTCAAGGTGGTTATCCCCAACAATAGCCTTAAGCCTAATTCCAAAATGCGGGCTACGGAACCAAGTACCACCATTCTCTATAAGGAGCGGGTAGTCATTCGGTGGGTCATTACCAGCAGCTACCCCAGGGATAGTTTCGGTGAATACTTCATAAGGGTTATCCTCTGTGTTCTGTGTCCAAAGAGGAATGATCTCCGCGTAGTATCCAAAAGCGTAAAGTATTGCAACGAAAGCACGTTTGCTACCCTTGCTCTTGTACCATTCGATAGCAGACTTAAGCTGCTTACGTTGTTCGGCTGTGTTGTCCGCTCCCTCTAAGGGGTAGTTAATCATCTCTGCAATTGTACGGAGGTACCGAGGGTCACAGTGGTCTATGTCAAAAAGTAGCGTAAACTCGTCTATAGCCTGTTTTATCTCGTCAAGGGTTATAGCGAAAACCTCCATGAAGTTTTCGAGGTTACCTTCACCCCCACCCTCGTCAATACGCTTAGCATCCATCCGCCAATACTCATAGGGGATAAAGCGTTTGATATTATCCCTGAAGTATGTCTGAGTAATCTTCTCAATCGTAATGGAGGCTTGATCCCGAGCAGCTTCAAAAATGGGAACAACAGCCACGTAAGCCGAGTTTAACGTTGGTTCTACAACGTAAACAAAGGCGTTCTCACTAACCTCTGGTTCTATTACATAGATAACCAGAGAAGCTTCGTGAGCAGGAGCAACCGGAAGGGGTTCCCACCAAGCCATTAGTTATCTGCCGGACAAATAACGTTAATCGTGTCACGTTCGGTTCCCGTGCCACTTCTCATAGGTTTGTAGTACGCTGTAGCAATTCCACTCCCATCCGTAGCAACAATAGCAGATGTAGCTTCGGGTACACCATCAGCGTCAAAAAAAGGAGCACCAGAACTGGCTTGAATTCCTCCTACGCGGTCTGTCCAGCTTTCTTCGTCGTCGGGGTCTTCGCCATCAATGTAGAATTTAGCATTGGCCCCAGTGACTGCAATATTAAAAGCATCTTTAGCAACGTATGTGAGTTCAATAGCTTCGTCGCTTGCAAAGGTAGTCAAGTTATCATTAATGATAAAGTTACTCTTAGTTTGGTCTGGAATTCCAGTTGCCCGGTCATAATAAATGGCCGTTCTTTGGTCCAAACTACTAGTACTATCTAAGCCCTGGAAGTACATGAAGACTTCGCCGTTAGCAACCAGATATGCCCAAGTAGAGGTAGAAATATTGGGTGACCAACTAGCGAACCCCAAGTAGGATAAATCATCTTTGTCAAATTTGAATACCTTACACTCTGTAGCACTAAGCCCTGTGTTTGCAAAGATTAGAACATTACCATCGGAACCTAGGGCAATTCCCCTAATCCGGGCAGAAGCGTTATTAAAAAGATAAGCCGGGGAAAGCGCTTCGTTATGCGTTGGGACAAGATTCCCCGCCCAAGTATAAGCATAGCGGTAAAGTCTAAACTCGTTACCATCATTATTATTGGTAACTATGTAAACAGCATTCCCCTGGTCTACTTCAATGCCGCAGATATGGTTAACACTAAGGGCAGCAGTATCCCCAGCGTTTCTAGGGATTAAGCCAGCCCCGGTTTGGGCAAAGCTGGAGTTTACCAGGAAGCGGTGAATAATGGCGTCGTCTACATTAGGAGCGGCAGATGATCTTCCTGCGAGATACAGTGTCGGGGTAGCCCCTCTTATACACCCCATACCCATAGAACCATTTGGGTAGCCCTCATTTTGTTCGTATATGAAAACATCATCTGGGGTAGTTCCTGCATCAAACTCCCAAGTATTTATCTCATAGTCTGCGTCATCGGTCCCGATATAGACTTTTCGGAAGTACTCTGTATTGCTCTTTACAAAGCCACAGTACATCCAGGAGCCATATGGAGCCATAAACCACATATTCCAGGCACTAGAACCGAATGAATTCCAGTTACCCCAAACAGTGGGTGAACCAATAATAGGAAAGCCTGCTGTTGCCATTATTTACTCCTATCCGTCATAATCCCAGAGAGTACTTTCATCCAAAGTTTCGTCTGGGTATAGGTCTGGTATTGGAAGCTCTGTAGCTTCGTATACAGTAACTTCGAGGTCATTTAAAACCGGAATCTGCCACTTCTGCAATACAAGTTGTTGCCCTACAGTAGTTTCTTCATCCGCGTCCGGGTCATAGGTCACAAGATCATCGACAAAGACGTGGTTTACTTCGTCATAATCCATAGCAATTTTGTAAAACCTAGACACCCGGATATCCTGTCCAAATTTTACGTTTTCCAACTCAAAAAATTCTTTAATATCATCTGCAATCTTAATACGAGTATCCTTTAGAGAATATCCGGGTGTTATGTATACATCCAAGGAGACATTCACATAAATATACTCTGGGTCAATGAACCTAACCCGAACAGTAATTGGTTGATAATCGAGTAGATATTCCTTAACAATTTCTTTTAAGTTTTGTGAAGGTAACCCACCATTAACGGGGACTAAACAAACATTCGCCCAGTTCATATTTTCATAAGACGGGGGGTTTTCTTCCTGCTCGCCCCAAACGTTAACATGCTGAATACCACCAAGGCGAAGAAGCAGAGCATTATAGTCATACTTGGTCATCGGACGGTAAAGAGCAGACAAAGAACCAGGGGCGTTCGTTTTAACCTGTTCTAAAGACTGCTTACTACTACCACCCGCCGTAGAGTCCGGGTTAGTAACAGTGATAGCATTAACAACAGCTCCTGCAAGTGTTGAGATCGTGGTTAGGATAAGTGAGATTGACCCCGCACCCACATTACCGTCTGCGCCAGACGATCTAAGATACTCTACCGAAACTGTCTCTCCGACAGCAGGAACCTTCCCATACTTCCCATCGCCAAAGTAGATACGTATAACACCCAGGTAATCTTCTTCTACGTAGTAGTGTCTATCCTCTACTTGACTGTACAGAAAGGAGTCTACCTGTGTCCAAAGAACGTTACCAGAAGTAACTCTAAGTGTAGAAATATCAATACTTTGCTGTGCTAATTGGGCGGACTGGTTTGAAGCGCCAGTACCTACGAAAGTCTCTGTGTACGGCGTGCCTTGAATTGCAGTTACCAGCTCACTCTCTGTTTGGCCAATGGGGATAACAGCATTTTCAGTTGTTATGAACAACCCTTTGTCATTAATCCCACCACCCGTAATAGTGGCAAGCCGAGTTCCCTTCGGAATAAAAACCTCGTCATTCATCGCCACACCAAGAGTAAACTGTACCTTACCCTGAGCAGAGGTAACTCCCCGGATACGATAACCGATCAGCTTGGCAAGCCTGTGAACGTTTTCTGGTTGCCGAACGGTTGGTAAGAAAGCTTCCAGGGCAGAGGAGTCAAGGTAGAAAGCCAGCATGTCTGCTATGGCGGCGAATACTTCCACAAGTGTTACAGAGATAGATGACTCGTTAAGGTCCGTCAGCTTACCTTCAGAAATGATAGGCAGCCGAGAGATCATCTCTTCTCGGATTGTGGCGTAATCCTTTAAAAAGTAGTCTGGCTTATACTTAACAACAGCCATATCAGTCCATCCTTATAGTACTACCTGCCCCGCTGTGGTCATGCGCCTCTGTTCAGACCCAGTATAAAGGTCTGATGTTGGCATACCCTCTCGGACAAAGGGATAAACGTAACTCCCTTTAATATGTGAGTTTCTGATCACATATTCAATATAAATCCCGACCATGCTTCTGTCGTCGTTATAGTTATCTATCATAACGACATTCACGATATCAATGCGCTTTTCCCAGCGTCGTAGGGCTTCTACCGTGTAGATTCTGAGTAAGCTTTTAAGAATATCATCGTTAGGTTCGAACACCAGCTCGGGGAGCCGACTACCAAACTCAGGGTTGAACATTCTCTCGCCAATCCGGGTGCTTAAAATTAGGTGCATCGAATCTTTAATCCGCTCACCAGCATTGGACTCAATAATCTTCCCGACAGTGTTACCGGAGACATACCGAAAAGGAAAGTCAATACCAGTACCAATAATCTCTAGGAGATTAGTGGCTACTGTATTTTGAACGATCAACTGTTCTTCATCTGGTATCACTGGCATGGTCAACCCTCGGCATAACTACGAAAAAGTCACGACATATACTGAGATTACGAAGATAAGAGCCTCTGTATTGGAACTGTCCGCGCTTACCTGCCTTCATCCCCCGGTTCCCTATTGCGAGCGCCATATCCTTGTTTTGGTCAAAGGCTATGACATTAAATACATGACCATTTAATAAAGCCTCACCCGGCTTTGGCATCGGGACAATCCCTGTTAATTCTGCTTCCTTGAAGCTCTCGTACTCTGTCCCGCCAACTATAACCGTGTAGCCTTCCATAATAGCGAGTAACAAATCGGTCCATTTGTTAAGCTTGGAAAGTGAAAAGCGGAGCTTATGTTCCCTTCCTACAGCATCTAAGGCTTTCACCAAGGCGTAAATTGACGTTACATCCGTTTCGGGAGGTATCATATTTATAAAAGTCGTTTCCGTATCGCCCAGGAAACGCATATCTTTTTTTAAATGTACCAAGTTTATAACGCCGGATAACCATATCGCAGAAGCTAATTGGTTTGGTTCTTTGTCTGGGGCGTACATAAACTGTCTCGTCCCTTCAACCCTGAGTAACGGGGTTACGTCCACCGTAAGCTCGTTTACTCTCTTCAGATTATTGACTCGTGCCATTCTTGGTACAAAGACGGGCACATTTAAATTAGGCAATTGCATTGAGTACATTTAAGTTCCTTTAAAATGTGTAATCATTTAACACTGTGTTAAGTTGAATAACTCCTTCGTCTGCACGTACACGAACATTTTCTCTAGAGGTGCCATCACCCCATTGAGCCGAGGTGTGTGGAGTTTTGATTAGTACCTGGGAAGTATCGTTTGTGCCACGAATAACAATACCTGTCTTAAAGCCAAGGACATGATTAGACGAATCGCCCATTTGGTAATCGTGCAAAAGAATAGCGTGCCCCGCTCCAGTAGGACTTTCATACCCTGTGTCAGTATAAAATACACCACAACCAATAATATTAGCTTTTTCAGGTAAGGTACAAATACCGCGCACGACTTGAGAAGCCATAATAGCGGCTGTATCTGTAGCTAGAGTAAAATCCTCTTCAAGCTGCATATAAGCAGAAACTAACCCTGTATGTCCTAAAAATCCTCCGCCAGAAAGCGTAACACTGTTTCCCTGCAACCAATTAGCTAAAATCCCGCTGTTTTCTCCAAAAGTGTAGTCAGGGTCATCTGCCGCCCCACCAACATGATTAAATATAATACCTGTATCCTCTGCCACAGTTAAATTATTTGCGAGCACAACAGAGTTGAGCACAACACCAGATTCAGCCGCAATTGTAGCAGGCCCCAAAGTCCCTTCGTTTAAAAACACGCCAGAAGAGCTACCAACAGCAAAACTAGTTAAGCCATTGTCAATTTGGTTACCAATGAAAGCAACATTCTCGGCTAATGTAGTAGTATTATCCATTTTACCCTGGTTAATGATTAAAGCACTTTTTGAAGACACATCTAATGGGCCATCTGTCTCAAACTTGTTTAAAATAGCGGCAGTAGAACCTGCAAGGTCTGTTGTTTGGTGGCAGAATAGGCCATTAGCAATAACTGCAAGAGAACCGTCCAATGACCCAGTATTACACCCGTTTAAAATGTTGCCTCCTGCAGCAGTTAATTTACCAGTAACTTCGACTAAATTCATTACTGAACAACCGCCAGAAAGAATATCAAGGGCATCTTCAAAAGTACATAAATTACCAATAACAGCACTAGCTGACAAAGAAGTAGCTTGAGCACTTGTGCATAAATTAAAAATAGCCGCGCTATTTGAAATATCAACAGTAGAATCGAGGGAACACACATTTAACAACCAAACACCTGTTGTGCCTTCTACTGTTGGGACAGCAAACTCATTTATATCCCCATGTATGACACCATCAGAACTTACTTTTCCTGTCCCTGTTATATCTGACCTAAATAAGTACACAGCACTTTCTGGGTCAACAACAAAATCTGTTTCTTCACCAGGGTCAACAGCTAGTGTAATATCACTGTTATAATAATCCACCTTTGCTGTTACGTGTTCAATACTCCGAGAGAAAACATTTTGAACACTTCTAGCAACACAATCTGTAAACGATACATCGCCTTTTAACTTATTACGAACAAGGAGAAGATCGCTTTTTTCAAAAATACTCTTTCCTTTATCTGCTTGTGTCTCTACATTAACAAATTCTGCCTGGGCTATACTAGTGCCCAACACGTAAATAGCATTTTTACTAACATCTTTTGCGCTTAGTTTTACTGGAACAGTCTGCCCCTGAAGGTATAAGTGCCCTTCCCCCTCGTAGTGCAAGGCGTCTTTTTCACCCTCAGACACATCCACTTCTTTAATTTCTACTAGGCTAATTTTCCCCGAAGAAGTGATATTAATACCATGCCCCTTAGCTTTAATAAGCTCTATGTTATAAAGCTCCATCTCACTTCCAGAAAAACTAAGGTCATCAAGCTTAACCCCATCTGCCTCTCCATCTGTGGCAGAAATCTCAGAGTAGTTTCTAAAATATAGTTTAGTGCTAGATGCGTCAAAAACAGCTATTTCAGCTTCTTCTAACTTAATCTCACATGGTTCGTCTATACCAACAACATCTGTTATAAGTGCATCTGAAACCTTTAAGCCGCCCTTTGCTTTTTCAGCAGTTATAGACTTGCAGTCTAGTACTTTAATATTCCCATAACCAGGGTTCAAAGAACTAAGCTTGACAACATATTCAGCAGCCTCTTTAACAGTTATTTCTGGGATATCCTGTAATACAACAACACCATTGCCTGCAATTTTAATAGCATCGTCAGGAGCTTGGTCTGTTTTCATTAACTGAATAGTCTTAAACTTGGTGCTGGAGTCTTCTCCAGATCCGGTAAGTTTTACAATATCCCCATTTTGGCTACTGATCTCGTCAATATTAGTAAAGACCAAAATACCTGCGTTGTCACCTTCAATAGCATGTTTTTCTTCTGAAGTGATCTTGTCCCCAATATCCATTTCTAAAATGGCACCTTCAGAAATATGTACTTCCAGCCCGGACTCGGGTATAGAGTAGATATGGCCAAAGTGGCTAAATACCGCTACACCACCAGATTGTGTCCAGATAACTCCCTCTAATGTTAGAGAGTAAATTTCTTCGATACCGCTAAACCGACTCTGCGCTGCGTCTCCCGTAAAGATAAGCCCCTGCATAACAGGGGACCAAATTTTCTGGACGGTGATCCATTCTGTTGGGCCTGACATGCCCAGAAGAACTAAACCCTCTTCTGTTTCTCCTTGGATTTCTCTAACATCTTTAAGGACTCCCTTACAGTTTGTAAGGATCGCCCCTTTAAGCAGCCCGTGAATAAAGTCAATGTCCTTAAACTCATACAGGGTGGTTGTTATGTCCATCCCATGTTCAGTTTCACCATAGATCTCAATACTGGTGTTTCTTATTCTAAGGGTACCGTCTACTCCATGAATACCATGGATTAATCCCTTAATTGTGTCCACATTTATGCATTCAATTTTAGGATTATTATAAAAAATACCATAATAAATAACGCCATAAATTAGAGGGCAAGTATCAATGGATATTTCAGCTTGATCGTTTATGTTAATACCATAAAACATGCCCTGAATCTTTCCTGAAATATTCTTAAATATAGATTTACTAACCCCGGTTAAATAAATCCCGGCTGCTTCTGATTCGTTCATAATGATGTTACCATCAAACACTCTAAAATTGGACTCGCTCCCCCAAATCGCGTCCAAGTTTATTCCAATTATTTTGTCAAAGTCTTTAACAATAATTTCACTTTGGTCAAAAGCCTCAATTCCATGAATTATTCCTTGTGTAAGTTGATTTACTTCCATACGAAGAAGAGAATCTGTAAACTTTAGGGCAGTTAAAACTGAAATAATTTCGTCAACTTCTTTCAAAAATACTTCAGCCTTATTATTTGCGACAACTGTGTCCTTAACCGCAGACATCAATTTTATTTTGCGACCTTTATACTTAGAGTCATCAATATCTAAACAAGATTCTGGTGTGCTTAGTGTACCAAAATTATACATATCCAAAGAAGATTTATCCGACACTATGAACATTGTAATACCTGAAGTAATGTCTACAGGCGTATGCCCAGTCATAATAACTTTACTATCTTGGCTAATGTTCATCACGTACGTTTGAGCAATGTTGTATTCACAATCATGGTATGTACATTGGCAGCCATTAGCAATAGTCGCATGGTAACGAGGAGAGGTCCAAGTACACCGACGGAAACGAACGTCACAATAATCCGTGATATCGAAACGCCACAAATTAAATGTACAGTCTATAAATTCTACACGAGTATTGTTCCCAATAGTAAAAACTTGGTCTCCCTCAAAAACACAATTTATAAAAAGAGCAACGCAGTTTGCCTCTATAGTTACTGGAGCATCAGGCGTAAACGTACAGGTGTCAAAGTTTAACCCGTTGGACCCATAAATAGGGAACGTGTCATCGTTCTCGTCTGTGCCTCTAGTATCCCCCTCAAGTCGTGCCCCCTCTACGCCCCAGTATATGGGCTTTTCAAAGCGGCAACACTTAAAGGAGAAATCCATATAGCCTTCAAACCATATGGCAGACTCTATAAGAATCTTATTCTTTAAAGTTAAACAAGTACTCTCATAGTCTGAAAGTCTGTAGTATTTGTATAAAGCTAGGATATCTCCTTGAACTTCAGCCATTACTTATACTCCCTCGGCTCCACGTAGCTTCCCCCATTACCAATCTGGTAAGGAGCGATAGGCTTATCATAGGGCCAGTAATTACGTGTCTGTGTCCCATATGGCTCCATGTCGTTGTCCATAAAGGTGAGCTTCTTGCCACCCCAATGACGTATTTCTCCATTGATCTCTACATCGCCAAGTAAGCTGATCCTAGGAGCTTGAAGACTGATGTCAGCGTCAGAGACAACGTCAATATCATCTAAGCCTTTAATCTCCAGTCGCTTACTAATGATGTCAAAGTCTATGACACCCAAGTTCTCGTTGTCATTTCTGTAAACGAGACGGATACGTTGTTCTCCAGGGTCCAAATCGAGCGCCATACGGCTTTTCTTAAGCTCGATATTCTTTATGATGCCCTCTTGATCCTCACTTACAGAATTTCCAGGCCCGCGACCTGCGAACCGGCCAGCGCCTCAACCACCACCACCGCCAAGGCTCAACCCTCGGCTATTCTCCTTCGGGTGAGTCTGGAGCAGGATAGAATCATCGTCATTCGTAGTTGCCACGATTTCGAGACCGGCATGATTAGCTGTAGTCAAAGAAACGCTATGTTTAAAGTGCGCTAGATTATCCAGGCTCATAGCCTCGTGCTGCGTGCTGGATACACGATTCCGCCGCAGCACACCGTTCTCGACAATAGGCGTGTTGGATTCAAAACGTAATTCAGCACCCAAACGATCTGTAAGAACCATCTCCTCGGCTTCATCCCGCTCTTTAACGAGCAGAGAAGCCCCCTTGAGCGTTTTGAAGTACATCTGGCTGTCCGGAGTATGGTCTATCATCTCCGCGAGTTCTAGGGGCCTCTCAGGCCCCTGCTCTTCCATCCAGTAGCCCTGGTAAGGAGTTGGCTTTGGAGGATACTTAAAATCTCCCCCTTTGTTGCCTTCTGCATTGAATCCGGGTTCTATTGTTGATTTTTTTGTCGGGGGTGTTAGTGTCGTCTTTGTTACTCCATATCGTTTTTGACGAGGACTATTAGCTGACCAGCCACCAAAGTACAAACGTTGGTCTGGGTGGCCTTTTTCAAACATGACAAAAACACGCGAACCAACAGGCGGAACAGTGTACGCACCAAACCCTGAACCAGAGCCGTACCCAAAAAGAGGAGACGCCCACGGTAAACCGAAGGTTGGTTGTAACGCAGTGTTCTTCTGAATTGGATGCATCTCAAGGCCGTCATCGGCAACACGGACAATAACCCGTCCCCTGTGGTCTGGATCTCTGTTGTACTCAACAACTCCTCGCATAATTTGGAGTTTATCCCTGCGATGAACACCTTCACCATGCCGCCAATCTACGGCTAAGTCACCAGGGGTTTGTCTTATATCAGCCATTAGCTTGTCCTCTCCAACTGCCCAGGAGTTAAAGCTTTGTGGAATGCTCTGTATGCAGCCTTGGTTGTAGCACCACCCTTTGAAAGTCCAGTTCGGGTTAGTTCTAGGTTCGTTATCATTTCCCCAGGACGAATTTCGTGGTTAACACCAATAATTAGCCACACAGACGAAGTCCAATGAAAAGCTAATTTCTGCGCTTCCGGGTCTCCTTGCGGGACTAGCACAAGAACAGTAATAAGGTTACCAGGGGCTATTTCTGGGGAAGGGTCACCAATGATTTGTAAGTTCCCTTTTGTTACCCAGTTTTGCATCGTAAGCCAATACTGCATAGCTTCTCTGTCAGCTTGACGACGATCAACCGTAGCAATAGGTAGTTCTGCCCCAGGAGCTGACATTTTTGCCATTGTTTTAACACTTAACCGATTTGGGTCTGACCCACCACCTTCATTCTTTTCGTCAGCCCCTTCAATACCCACCTCTCCTTCTGGGTAAGCAACATCTTCTAACATAGAAGAAGTAAACGTTACAGGGGGCCGAGACTCACGATCATAATACATATAACGGTTTATATCGTCTAGATATCGCATTTGTATATCGCCTAGTTTAGCATCTTCAGAGGTACACACAACCCCTGCTGCCCCAGTACTTTGGGCAGCCCAAACTTGAGCGTTATTACTAAACTGGATTATGTCTGACCGAGGGTCTCGCATGTATATATATTGTCGAACCGGTTCTTGAGTAACATGGTCAACCGGGCCAAAATACAAATACCCCGTAGGTTTAGTTTCAGGCTTTTCATTAAGCGTTCTATACTCTAGTCGGCACATAAAAACGTCATACTTAGAATCATTAGGGCGTGCTTCTAAACACAAACGATTAATGAATTGTACGTGGTCTTCCCCTTCTCTAATGGTGAATGACGGGTATTCTTCTTCTGTCGTATCGTATGAAGCATCTGTCTTCTTAAAATCTTCTGGTCGTTTCTGTAATGGCAAAGAGGATTCTGGATTAGCCCCCATACCTAACGGGACTAATGTCCATTTACGTTCTTCACAAATTTTTTCGATTACTTGGTACACACTTAATCCTGTAAAAACTCCCTCGATTTTAGGGTGCCTTCTCCACATCGAACCAGAAGAATCCCCACGGATAACTAATCTCGTACCATTAGTTTCATACGTTGGGATATAAGAATGAACCATGCCATAAAAAAACTCTTCTCCATTAGGAGAAGTACTTACTACTCGTTCTTGCTGGTTATGACCAAGATACCCATAACGGAAATGAGCAGTCGATACGTTAACCGCTTCTTCGTCAGTACCTCCACCTTCGTCAGAACCATAGCCTGAATCTTCTGGTTTGGTAACCGCGTAGTTAAGTGTGGACACCATAAGTTCTTCCACAGAAACATATTCTGGGTCAAAAATTTCTAATGTCCAAAACCCACCAGCACCCGCATAGATATCATGCGAGAAAGAAATTAAACTGCGAGGCTTCCCAGAAGGAGAGCGCAGAATGTCAATACCTCTAATATACATCTCTACAAAAGGGATGTATGTTTGGTACATTTCAGGGCGTTTAGAATAAGGCATATCGCTTAACCTTTGATATTATACTCAGTTAATCTAACAGTTGAGGGTAACCGTAAAAGCATACCAGGATACATATCTTCAAAAGGATCAATAATATTGTTAACCCAAAGAATTACCCAGTACAAACTTGGCGTCTTATAAAACTTATAAGCAATTAAGTCTGGTCTGCCTACATCTTCTGCTTCCAAAACATAGAATTGGTCTGTTTGGTGTAGTGGAAGGTCTATGACAGGGAAACTCCCAAAGAAATATCGGCCATTTTCATCCTGGTATTTAAAGGAAGTACGATGCCTAGATGGCATGTCTTTTCCTTTTCTTGGGATACCAGATTCAAGTGGGGTTAATAATGTTTTTGTCGCCATGACTTCTCCTAAATAGACAGAGGAATTTCTACGTACATATTTGCCGTAGACCCCCCAACTTCAACCCATTGGTTTCTGCCCGAAATGGCATGGTCAAACCCATGGGGGTGTTCCATATCGTCGTCATTTTTGCCAGCTTCTTGAAAAGCACAATCTACATTCGCTCTAAACGGCCTAGCTAAATCGCCCTCTACATCCCAAGGACCAAGCCAAGAAGTTGTACACGAAGTCATAACACACTGCATGCCTATTACAGAGCCAATACCAATGTTTAGCATTCTAGGAGGGAAAGTAAACCCGTCCAAGTACTCAGGGTAAACTTTAGACTCCAACCAACGAACTCTATCTCTAACCCAATCCGTGGTGTATTTTCCACCAGAGTTAGGGCTGTTTAAAGCTACAAAGCTTAGAGTAAGCGCGATAGATCTAGAACTAGACGCGGCATAACCCAGGTGAGGTAAGCTACGACCAATGATAGGAATCTCGTTGTACTGCGCTGACTTAGACTCTGAAATAACATCAGGCATAAGTTGAAATTCAAGCCTGCTGCTATCTTTGCGGTCTATAATATAGCAGAAAGCTTCTGGCGATAAAACTTTTGCAATGTCTTTGTCCCCTGAGTATGCCATAATTTATACTTATCTCCCGTGGCTACGTGTTGTATGTCTTTCTGTTGCTGGGTCTGTATGGTCAACGCCCTCATTTGTCCTTTGCGATGTTGGTGGAGGTAAGGGGCTTTTTCTAAGTTCAGTTACAAGGTTTATCAAATCTGTTTTTGTGAGCGTTTCCTTACCAACCGTTTCTACAGATGTAATTAGCCTACTCATAAGATCATTGTACTGTCTTTGTAGCTCTTGAACTTTAGGATCGTTTAAATCTTCTTTAGTCAAAGTAGCCTGTAATTGGTCTGTAACTTCATCCAGAGCAATAAGGTTATTTCTTATTGCTTCTCCGTACTGCTTTTGCACCTCTGGGCTTAATTTTGCCTGTGCATCAGAAACAATAAGCGATAGCTGGTCTCCCATGGTCATCATTTCTTCTGGGGAAGCCTTCAACAACTTCTCTATAGCATCGTATCTTACATGGGCTTCTGCCGCTGCTGCTGATCTCGTCCCGGTTGCTATCATAGTTGGTATACTTTTTATATCTTCTATCCAAACGTCCTTAAAAGCCTTAGACCCATACTCTAACATTTTGTCTCTGTTATCTTGAAAATATGCTGCCTTTAATGCTGTTTCACTCGCACCTAGAGAACCCTGTTGTTGTGTGGTATTAATGGCTTGTTGAACAAGTTTGACAGATGTTTCCATTCTGTCTACTGCGCTTTTTTCTGGGTTTTGTAATACTTGATACCCTTCTGACACAGCCCCAACCACTTCTCGTTTAAACCTTTCCTTATTGGGTTCATAATCTGCTGGAGTTAGATCCCTGGGTGTGGGCACTACGGGTATCTCGTAGTGTTTACGACTATCCCCAACAATATTCCCAGCATCATAATCTTGTAGCTTGTTATAAAGCTGCTTTTCAATCTCAGCTTGTAGCTCAGGCATACCGGGGGCTAAAGCAGCCGCTTGTGCTTTGACATCTCCCCCCTCCAAAACATTCTTAGCTGTTATGCCCGCAATTGTAGCCCCAGCTAGTGTCTCTAGCGGCCCTTCTAAAGCACCGGCTAAACCAGGAATGAAGTTTTTAAGAGCAGACATTAAGTTAAGCCCAATGCTAAAAAAGGCAATTCCTTTTTTCGCCATTTCAGGCATTTCGTCTAGCTTGTTTGACATGTTAAAGGTCGCAGCTATAAGCGGGTCCATACCTTGTTCAATAGCTTTAACCGTGTGAACACCAATATCCATACCGGCTGAATTAGCTGCGGCAGTCAACTGCTGTAATTTTTCAGCGGCTGTACCACGAATATCCCCAGTTAGACCCGCAATATCTGTCTCTTTGCTTTCTGCTACAAGTCTAGCAAGTTCGGCAAAATAGTCTCTACCCTGCTTTTCAAGTTCAGTTAAACGATTGGCATATCGAAGACCTTCTTCTGGAGAAAGCCCAGCAGCTACAGCAGAAAATCCCCTTCTTTCCGGGTCGGACATAGGGTTTAGACCCCGGTCAGTATACTCTTGCCGGGTAAACTTAGCCATGGCAGTGGCTACTTCTGCGTTAAAATCTCCAATTTTCCCACCAGCTATAAGTTCTCCGAGATCTTGGCCGGTTCCATACCTAGAAGTTAGCCCCTGTAGTCGTGTTCTAAATTCAATATCAGTAAGGGCTTTTGTAAAGTAATCTTGGGCTGCCCCTGCACCTAAACCAGCATTAGCAGTTTGAGCAGCAGCCGCCATACTACTCTCAGCGTAGGCTTTTCTAGCTTCTCGGCTAAACCCAATCATTTCTTCTGTAGCACTGGATATAACACCATGAAGATCTGTAATACTGGCACGGCTAGAAGAGGCAAAAAAGTTTATCTTCTCTGTAACATCGAGCCACTCGTCCCCAGTTAACCCGGAGAGTTCAGTCATCTGGACAAAGAGTTCTGCAAAAGCATCTGTAGATAGACCAGTTGCCTTAGAAAGCTGCGTCATCTGGTCAATCATTCGAGGGAACTCTTCTAAGGCTAGTGAACTAGTGTCTAAGAGTTTTTCGTACGCTGGCCCCCAAACATCATCAGGAGCCATAGCTGCTCGTTGAATATCTGGGGTCAGCTTTTCCATAGCGGCAAAGCTTTTTCTTCCTCTTTGTCTCCCAGCCGTTACCTGCGCTTCTCTAACTTTTGCGCCTTGCACAGCAAACCAGCTACTTGTGACAGCGCCTGCAACGTCTATAAACGTAGCTTTAAGCTTGTCAAAAACTTTTCCTAGCCCTGAAATTCTACGGTTAACTCCGTCCAAGGCACTAGACATTTTGTCAGACAAAGAAATCTGGCTACGTACTCCAGCATTAACTCCGGTCAAAGTATCAGGAAGTTCTTCTAGGGTGCTGTGTAACTCTTGGAACGCCGGGATAACTTTCTTATTAATAGTATCTTGACCAATAGCTCGGACGTTTCTTGCTCTACCAGCCATAGGCCGATTAGTAGAAGCCATCCCTTTGAGTGTTCTGTTTAACCCTTCAAGTTCTTCGTCTAATTCGTCTACTGACCGAGCTTGTTTACTAGACCTGAAAGCACCATCAAGAGCTTCCCCTACCTGTTTAGCAGACTGCTGAGCCTCTTGGCCTAGCTCTTTGAAAACACCCCCTGTTTTCTTGAGATCTTCTTGAACTTTTTCGGCAGCCCTTTTATTGGCCCCGGCCATACTTTCACCAGCAGCCCCGAGAACTTCTCCGGCTTTCTTAGCATCATTACCCAGTTCTTCTAAAGCACCCTGTGTTGTCTTAGCACTTCTATTAATTTTTTCAAGTGCTGGGCTAACTTCATCCCTAAGCTGGGCTTTTAATGACAGTGATTGGTCTAAACTACTCATGTGTTATACCCTTATTTAAATATCTTATTCGCGTTCTTAACCCCTGCTGCTGCTAAATTAAGCTCCAATTTTATTTTTTCAAACTCAAATTCAGAATCTTTAACTTCCTTGAGCTTTTTGTAGTACCACAAAAGTTCTGAAAGCTCCATAGTCATTATTTCCTCATACCGCATATGCAGGTAGTACATCAGATCAAACTTAATCTGCCTTTGGGTTTTCAACTCCGGAATCATCGACTGCGCGAAAAAAGTTTACGGTGTAAGGCATCTCCATTTCGTGTGTTTCACCACACTTCTCACAGGAAACCTTAAGGCTTGTGTCGATACCAGGAGTATAGAAATTAATCTTTTGCTGGAGAGCCTGACGGTCCTTGGCTGTCCAAGAATTAACAAAGGCCATCAGCTTATCCTGAGGAGCACCCTTGACTAGCTTGCCATCAACAGCAACAATATGGCAGATAAGCCTGAAAGCAAGCGTGGTGTTTACACGGTCAATGCCCTCATTTTTTTGGTACTCAATCTCTTTGGCGTACGCTTCAATTCTAGGCTCGTCTGTTCCACGCAGGAGCTTGAAAGAGATAGTCTTTTTGCAATCTGGGAGTACAAATTCAAATGGCTCCTTATCATCGTCAGCCAAATACTTAACTTTAAACCCGTCAGGGATAGAAACTTTTGTGGTATTTCTATAAGTACATGGCTTGCCATTCTTTTCTTTTGTACACGTCCAAGTAAATGAGTACTCAGAGCCATAAGTAATTGCTCTAAGCATGATAAACAAAAAAAACTTGTCTGACCCAATAAGGGTATTAACATCTACATTTTCGACTACGCAACGTCTCAAAATCTTATCAATTGCAGAGTCCAACCCGCCGTCGGACATTAACAATGATTCTTCCAACATTGTCATTGGGGTTAATGTCAACTTCCCAGAACTAGCCGGGTGCTCTTTAGGGTAGAGCACGCCTCTAGACGGAAGTTTAACTGTCACACTAGTTTTAGGAATTGGTTCCAAGAAATCGAATTCACCCATTGTATCCTCCAAATTGATACTTTAATTATCGGCCTTTAAAAATATAGCCTGCCTCTTATAAAAAGAATACGGCAGGCTAAAAGTTCTTATAATATAGAATGTTCTTATTAACAACTGAGTACTAAATAAAGTTTGGTACCGCTTTGTCAAACTGGAATGTAACGTTCACCCGCATAATGTCGCCATTAACGTGGGACGGGGCTTCCTGAGAAATATCTTGGGGCCAGATACCAACTAGATCCCAAGACCGCTCAAACTGGCCTTTAACGTCATACATGCTAAGAGTACCCATAGACTTGTAGTCGGTGGCGTACCCAATTTCAGAAGTTCGCGGGTTGTAAACTAGGTTGTACCAAGACTCAAGCAACTGGTATGTTCCCTCTTTGATGAAGTCACGATATACAACCGGTCCAGGGGCATAAAGCGGACGGCCAGCAATGTACACCGTTTCGTTCATGTAGGGCAGAGGCAACGGTTCGCTGTTGTGGCTGATACCCAAAGAGGTCTCAACCGACTTTAGAAGAACTTCAGCATCCCCACTAGGAACCAAAATCAATAGCTCGAAGTTATGGCCACGCTGAGGTTCAAAACCACCACCTGGAGCAGCAATATGCTTTGCCCCGATAAAATCAGATCCAACTGGTTCCCAAAATGGCATGGTAAATCCTCCTAATCATGTCCTTAGAATAAATACTGACTGCGCTTGAATTCACGAATATGTTCAATTATCTCTTCGTTGTAATACGGCTGATTATACGGCTGCTGGGCTACAGCAGCATAGTTATGCTCGGGGTATACATCGTAGCCCCGATATTGCGTCTTTTCCTTAGCTTTCTTTCTCCACTTACGATAGGTGTGAACACCTTTGGCTGCGATTGCAGTACCTAGAACGGTACCGCCAATAAGCATTGCATTGGATTTGGCGTACTGTCTTTCAAGGTGCTTGTATCGGTCTAATTTTGCTTTCGTTCTTTCTGCTGCTTGGGCAGCTTTGTTACCTAGCCCTTGAGCTTGAATGCCTATCGGTACGCCAGAGTCTTTAATAGCCTGAACCCCATTTGCTAGTAAATTAGCTGAAGCGTGCCTCTTGACAAGCTTAGAATTTGTCCGTAACTTGTGCATCTTGTACTGCCCTTTAAGATCTCTCTTGGCAGTACGCAAAAAGTTACTGGCACGGGAAAGAACCTGCTGGTGGAGCGGTACCGCTCCACCAGCACTAATAATGCTGCGATGAGCAGGAAGTAGACCAAAAGAGGGCATTAGTACAAGACCTCGTCAAAGTTCGCACCCGTTGAAGTTAACACGAAGTCAATCTGGATGAACTCAGCAGCTTTGACCGGCTTCAAGAGAATTTGAGCATGCAGCTCGTTACGGTCAATAACTGTAGGTGTGTTGGTTGTTTCGTCACACTTTACGCGGAAGTCATATAGACCACGCCGTTGACGTACGTCGTTAAGGTACGGGATAACCAAGTGGCCAAACAGCTTCCAGGTCTTCTCGTCGTTAGGCTCGAACACCAAGTAAGAAGCCGCTGTCGAAATGGTCTTCCGGAGGTACAGGAGCAACCGACGAACGTTAACCCTATCAAGGGCTGTCGGAGACCGCTGTAGGGTCCGCTGACCCCAAACCACGATACCTAGTTGTGGGAAATTAACAATCGGGTTGACCGCATTACCATCACCGTAGAGAAGATCCATCTCACCAGGAGTAATGTCATAAGCGGTATCAGTACCGGAGATCACTCGCCCGCGCTGTAGACCAGCAGGAGCGAACCAAGTTTCCGCGTTGTAGTCTGTGTAAGCGTACACAGCTAGAACGTGACCCGACGGCGGAGTGAATACATACTGCGCGTTATAAGCGTCGTACACCTTAATCCACGGGTAGTACGTAGCAGCGTAAGAGCTATTGTACGCAGCGTGGTCGTTGAAAGTGCCTTCGCCATTGTGCCAATCTACAACCTCTTGTGCGTTTAGATCCTCAGGCGGGTCAAGAATTGCCATACAATCGGCCCGAGTTTCACAGATCTCAATAAGAGCCTGCGAGACAGCAGCATCATACCAACCTGGGGCTACCAGGAGGTTAATGTCTGTAGACCAAGCAGAGGCAAAAAGCTGCAAGCCAGTAGGCTGTAGAAGAACGTTGTCCCATGCCTCACCAACGATATCAGCAGCAGCTACGTTGCTGGCGTCAGAATCTCCACCGGCAAGGGAGGTAGCTGTAGTCAAGAAAGAGGGTTCCTCTGTTCCGGTCATGCCCCCGTCTACCGCAATAGTCACGTAGTCGGACACGTCATTGAGCTTAGTCTCGATATAGTAGTCAGAGGTATCGTCGAGAACCAAGTTGTCATAACGCTCCTGGCGAACACCGTCGTAGTACACGCTCAGCTTGAAAGTACCGGCATTGGTACCGTCTTCAACCAGTATAGAAATGTTGTTCCCCCACTCACCTTCGGAGAGGGCAGTTGCTACAAAAGCGTCTACGTAGTAGGAGTAGTTAACTGAAGCTTGAGAACCCGTCTTAGGAACCTTAGCACCACAATCAATAGTCATGACACCAGTTACGTAGTCAATAGTACCAACACCATCAACAGCACCATCAAGAACACCCTCACCATCATCAGTAAATACTTCAGTGGTGTCATCAGCCTTGGTAATAGTAAGGATTACTGAACCAGGAACAATACCATTGTCCCCAAGGCTTAAAGCAGCAAAAGTGAATTCGTCTTCAAGACTGTCAAACGCTGGGGTAGGTGCTGGGTGACCAGCAGTTACATCGGTCTCGGTATAGAAAGTAGCTTCGGCTTCGGCAGCGGCTGCGCCAACTACACGAACGAACCAAAGCTGACGGCCCCGACGCAAGTACTGCAACGCCGCGTAAGACTCAAAACCAATCGTGTCATCCGGCTCACCAAACGTGTCGATGAACTGTTGCTGGTTACTGATATACGTCCTAGTTTGTGTCGGACCCTTTGAGGTAACACCAACCATACCCACGATTGTCGTTGACAACGAGGGGACATAAAGTGATAGGTCAATTTCTCTAGTATAAACACCCGGAGATACATATGCTGGCATCTTTTCCTCCTAAAATCTTATAAAGTGCTCTCATCCTCATCCAAGTCAATAACTTCGGTATCTTCTACCTTCTTCTTGCGACCCCGTCTCTTTTTGGGGGCTGCCTCGTCCAAGTCCTTATCAGTTTCAAAAGTATTGACTCCTGTAGTAATAAAGAACTCCTCGTTATCTACTTCGAGAGGTTTTTCCTCTAAAACTACTGGAATCTCCATATTTTCTTCAAGCATCACAAGCTTGACAACTTTTTGGTTAATCAACCGCTGAACGTGAAAAGTAAGCTGGCTACTATCCAGCTCTAGTTCTTTCCCCTTTTGGAAGCGGTGCTGCTCAAGCTTACCCTCAGGACTCATGATAAGAGCCGAGGAAATGCGCTTTTTTAGGCCAACTAGTTTACAACGCGCCATCAGCAAATCCTCCAATAATCGTATAATAAAGCATACGTCTTAGCCAGAATGGCCTAAGAGCTGGTTGACTGCGAACCAGATACCTCGTTTGGTAAACTTGTTTCTACCCCCCATCGTAGGGTCTCTTGGGTCAATTCCTAGGGGCTTGTTATAACCACCAATGTTTGCTGTAGTTACAGTTTCCATGATCTGTTCTATTAAACGGCGTCTTTCCTCTGCTGACAGCACAGTATCCTCCGATCTCAACAACCAATACTTACCTTCTTTGGCCCCTTGAAGAATTCTTTCCCTGGTAGTCCTGTGCATGGCCTCTAGGGGGTCATCGTATGCCTCGTTTTTAGCTTCACGTTCCATCTTCTTGAGCCGAGTGTAGTAGTCTGGGATTTCAGCTAAGTGGTCACGAGAAATTTCCCTTGCTTGGGAATTCTTCTTAACATGTTCCCGTTCAATCTTAGCCCCCATAGCAAGCTGCCGGTTTAAAAAAGACAAAGGCTTATTATGCTTTTTAGCAATTGTAGCTAAACTAGGAGTCTTCTTACCAATCAAGTCTTTTACTTCCATACCAACACCTGTTCCTGGTCTCCGGTCTCCCAGAAATCAGCCTTACTCGCCCACTCAGTTTCATACGTTTCGAGAATTTCTTCAGAACTCTGTTCGATAAGATCAATAGTGATTTTCTGCACCGTACGAACCCAACGAGTCGGGAGGGGAATCCAGCCGAATACGTTGACTGAAGCAACCCCCCGAAGTTCCCGGTTCTGCTCTCCACCCTCTAGAGTAGACGCATTAGCAAACGCCCCAGTGGACTGCATGTGGATAGACTGTGTGCCCCAGGGGGGAGGATACTCCACGTCAACCCACCACGTAGGCCGAGCAAACTTACGTGCCCACTGCTCCATGAAAGAGTTAAGGTGTGCCTGCTCTTCTACCCAAAAATCAAACTGGTAGGTGAAGTTATATGGGAGCGGAAAGTTCGACTCTAAGACGAGGTTTAAGTCCGACGAGTATATTAATTTCCGCCAAGGGGCATAAGTAAATCTAACTTGGTCAAATGAAGCATCTAAACGAGTTACCGCAATAGAGGGGTACACGATTCGTTCATGAGAAGTAGGCTCGAAAGTCCCTTCCCACTCCGTCGCCGTGTAAGTAGTCTCATCTGTTTCGTTAAAGTCATTCTCAGTAAATTCTCGTCTAGGCGTAGCAAAGACCATGGGGACAAGCTTTTCCATCAACCGACCAGTCTCCAGGTCTTCATAAGGCATCCAAAACTTAAAGTAATTCATAATGGCATGATCTTGACGCCGTATCACATCATAGTTCTCCACTCTTTCGCGGAAAACAGCCTGTGTGATATTGAATTTGTCAGATCTTGAGTGTCCCATTATCTATATCCTTGTCTTCTTAACTCTTGTACCATGTTGAACTTAAGTTTTTCCTTCATCTGTACTATTTTGGTACGCCATAGATTACGGGCCGGTCGCCAATGTGGACGAGCAGGCATATTACGTGTTCCATACTCCAACCAACGAGCCAGGTCTTTTAATGTGTACTTACTGCCCGCCCTAAGTGGTGTGTCTGGAACACTTACAATCCACGAACCATCTTTTTGAGCGATTGGTTGTATTGAGCTTACATACCGTCCGGTAGCAATTAAAATTCTTGGGTCTAACCCAAGCATTCTCTTACGCTTAGTGTACCCAGGGCTAAGAGGTACCCACGCTATAAGTTGTCGAGTTATAAGGGCTTTTAAGTCATCAGCAAACTCTTCGGCCATATCTTTTCCCAAACCAGCAAGACCCATTTTAGACGGGTCAAGAATAAGCTGCGGGCTTACGGCCAAAGAAGGACGCTCGTCTGACTCTAGAGCAACCCTTACTTTTTTCATCGCCATCTTTATAAACCGGCGAAATCTAGGCATAAACCCAATTCTGTAAGCCATTAATACCTCTTGAACTCTTTTTTGGTCTCTCCCTTCGGTATCGAAGTACGAATCCAAGGAATGATGTTACACTGGTAGTCAAAAGGGAACCGGCTGTCATTCATGTGGTAACCCTCTGGGTCAACAGTAACAACCGTCCAATAAAGGTCTTGTATCTTGACCACATCCCCGTCTGTAGGGACATCTCCGTACTTGTCTAAGCCTAACCCAAGTAAGGTATCCTCCAACCCCTTACGGCTGAAGTATAACCAAAGCTGACGGTCAAGCTGTTGACCTTGCTTGTAAAGGGCAGCAAGTCCATTGTCTGCAACGTTTACAAAAGCTTCCACATAGTATGACGGAGTAGCAGGGATATCTCTATTGACATCCTCGTGGTAGATATAGTCCACCGTATCTGTCCTAAAATTGAGTTTGTAGACCGCTATCTTATGCATGTACAGTTGGTACATTTCCTTGTTGAACTGCTCCATGAGCTTGCGGTCTTTTTCTGCAGCGAATAGTGGCATACCTTACCCCAATGACGGTATAAAATGTGGGCTGATACGCTTCAGCTCTTCTGTTAACTGTGCTTCCTCTTCTTTGCCGCTTTGTTTCATGTATTCCCCATCAAGCTGCACCATACCACCGGCCCCAGGGACGCCTTGGGCGAACTTACCTCTAATATGCCCCAGAATCTGCTTACACTTCGCTAGGACGAGGTTTAAGAACAAATGCTGGTATGGCCTATGGCAATCCGCCAAGCTATTCCAGGGCATGGCCCACTTGATTGTGACCTTAAAGTTACCGGGAACCTGAATGAACAGGTTCCCGTCGTCAAGAAAGATGCAGCCTTCTTCAGAACCGAACTCCCGGCTGATTACCTCGATCCAATGCCGCACGAGGTCATACGTAGTTACGTCCATACCAGTGATACCACCGGCTGATAAGAAGTAGAAGGGGTCATATAACAATGCCCCCTCCACATTCTCGTATGATAAGTAATCTGACCGGACAAACTCTACATCTAGTACACCGATAGCATCAGTTGGAGCCGTTATATAGTGGTACCCTCGGGCGTATTCCTGCGCTACGAAATACTCCTTAGGCTTGTACTTTTGAAAAAGCTCCAACACATCCTGGATCTTCTGGTCAATCTGAGTTTCTTCAAGCTCTACTTGGATAGTCGGAGACCCCAGGGCTTTCAACACCCAATCCCGGATATACTGCTCAGTGAAAGATGAGTTCTCAGGCATTTACTATTCTCCATCGTAACCGTAATACTTCCAAAGGGCCTCAAACATCGGGCCACGGGTGCTCTCTGCTGTGAAAGGAGTGAAAACATCAAGCATTTCAGGCTTGAGTGCAGCTCCTTCTGCAACCACCACTTGTACTTGGTTGAACACGTCCCCCTTGGTCATCTTACGCAGGGCAGCCCTACCGGGGATATTAACCTGCACAGAGGAAACCTCGACAGTTTCAAGAACATCTACTGGGGGGTTCGGGTTGTCAAACTCTTCAACACTTGCTGAGTCAACAAAGGGGGCATCCAACTCTAGGGTCTTTTCCATTTCCTTTACTTCAGCGGCAACAGAAATATTCTCAAAAGTTGAAATTTCCTTCTTAAGTCCTTTATCTATAGTAAGATCATAGGGGTTAATCGGAGGAACTTCCTGGTCCAACTTAACAGTCTTCTTAACTCCAACCGTAGCTGTCGTAGGGAGACCGCCTGTGGGGTCTCTACGTAGAACAAGAGGAGTACGCCCTAAACTATACTTAGGCGCTTGCTTATCCTTAGTTGTACCAACGGTTTCCTTGTACTCACCAGCCTTGAAGAAAGTTGCAGCGAAATCTGGTTGACACTCGATGACATCACCGGGCATCAGGGGAAAAGAGACACCATTGTAACAAACATTAGTGGGGCGTTTACCAAAATAAACGTATTTCTTCTTACCGCTCATTGTGTCCTCCAAACATATAATAAAGACAAGCCCCCTAAGAAAAGTCCTTAGGGGGCTGTTAGTTAATAGGGCTTACAACGTTTACACGGAGTAAGTAACAGTACCAGTAGCGTAGAAGTCACCGTTAATGGCCTTCACACCGTACTGGGACATCATCCCCTTGCGGTTCAACATGTCATCCAGCACGTAAGTCGGAGTGGTATACAAAGGCACGTACGGAGCAAACACGTAACCGGCCTCAAGGAAGCTGTTACCCTTCCAGCCAACCAGGAACGTATCCGAATCCATGTACGGGTCTTTGTAGATCGACCAGCGACCCTGAAGAGTACCGATGAATACGACACCGTTGCCAGCAACCGCCTGCGGACGGAAGCCGTAGAGAGACTCAATAACGTTGGCAACGTTGGTCCCGCAGACCACGAAGTTACCAGTACCACGCCGGGTTGCACGGAAGATCAGGTTGCTGGCCTCAATGAGCGCGTCAATGAAGGTCTGCTTGTGATCGTTGTACGACACGGCAGCCGGAGCGGGCTTGTTCCACGAAACGGAACCCGCCGAAGCGATAGTGAACAGGTCGCTGATGATTCTGCGGTCAATGTCCCACCGAATCTTCTCAGCAAGAAGAGCAACCAACTCTGACTCAGCATCCATACCATGGAGGGCCTTCAGGTTGGTTGAAGCTTCTACCGACCAACGCGCACGCAACTTGTGCGGAGTAGCGCTAACCGGCACACTGGACAGATTGAAGTCCACAATCGGGATGTTCGGAGAACCTTCCGAGTTGTAATAGTAAGTAACCATAACAGCGGTAGCAGCCTTCTGAGCAGTACCCAGGGTGAAGGTGCTAACAACACCGGTTGCGTAGTCAACAGTCGGAGCAGCAGAGAAAGTGTTGCCCGAAATCATTACGAAGGTGCCAACGCCATTGTCTCTGGCTGACCACGCCGCGTCGGTACCAGTAGTAATACCACTGATAACAACGGTACCCGGACGTGCGCTACCGAGATCCAAAGTCGAAGCCGGGATAACTGTCTGGCCACCAGCATTGGCGGCTGTAACTAGAGTCTCACCGGAAACCAACTCTGACGAGTACTGGTCATCGGCAAGGTGGCCCTTACGAGCACTGAACATTGTGTCACCAGCAGTTACACTGCCCTTTGTGGAGCCATACACGGCATCCAGGTAGAACACCAGCGAAGTCGGTCCTGCCATCGGCTGAACCGATACGATATCCTTAGCGATCAGGTTGGGGAATACCGCACGTACGATTGGGAAGATGAACTTCTCAAACGAGCCGATACTCTGGATCTTAACGTCCTCTTCCATGTTGGAAATGAACTGACGCTCGTTCTCCAGTAGCACCGCAGTAAGCTCTCGGGTTCCTTGGTCCTCAATGCTTTCGACAAGTGGACGCCACGGACCCTCAGCTAGCTCCCGTCCCTTATTACCCCTATTGGTAATTTCATGAGCAAGCATAGTATGATCCTCCTTATATACCTATATTCTTAGCGAGCACCAAGACGGGTTAGGGCACCTTCGGTTAACCGGAGATACTCGCTCATCTTGTTACCAGCCGAACCGTCCTCATTGAGAACGCCTTCAACTACGTTAATATCATTACTCTCGGTGTCATTTTCGGCTTCTAGCTTGGCAACATAGGATTCCATGAGCTGGTTAGCTCTATCCTCACCACCAACGGCTTCTTGCAGCAATTGGAAGCGACCAACTGTTTCCTGAATGATCTCAAGAGCGGCCTCATACTTCAGCAGAGCAGTGTCAGCATCCCCAGACTCTTCCAGACGGCCAACGAGTTCACCAACGATCTCTTCGGCTTCCTGGAGTTGTCCTTCAAGATGCTCTACATAATCCAAAAGATCCTGCACGGTAACTTCCTCATCGTCATCGGCTTCGTCAAGCTCTTCGGTAAGAACGCCTGTTTCGATTCCAGCTTCGATAAGTTCGTCATCGCTTAAGGTCTCAAGGTGCTCACGAAGCCTGTCACTATCGACCTGCTGGGCAATAGTCACAAGCTCCTCGTCACTAAGCGAATTCAGCTCATCGTAAAGATTTGCCGCAGTCTCCTGCAGTACCATCTCTTCATCCTCAGCCGATTCGTTTAGACGAGCCTTAATGAATTCAAGCTTGTCCATATTTTCCTCCTCGGTTACTTGGTTATGGGGCTTAGAAATGATTGCCCCGCGTGTTTGTTCTACCTTCTCTAGTAGATCTGCAATGATCGTTCTCTGTTCGGGATGATCAACAGCCATTCTACCTAAGTCAGTGCCTAAAGAAACGAGATAACCACTCACTTCATTGATCGTTTCCGGCGTCATTTCGTTTTCCATTACAAAGTTATGCACTGTTATAATGTCATGCGCCAGAGCATTGAGGTCATTATTATCTGTCTCCAAAACCGACAGGTCTATGTCTTCTAGGGACTTGAGGAAAGAGTTGAACTCATCGTCGTTAACGGTGACAAGCTCATCCTTAGCCTCGTCGTCTTCGAAGAATCTAGACCGGCTGCGTTGAGTTTCCCCAACCGGCTTAGGAACCGCCCCAGGAGTAGAGGGGCGGGCGACGAAGTCAAAAGTTGACAGTTTGAAGTCTTCCTGTACAACGCCGTTACTCACGCTACCCGAACCACGGGAACTGATGCCAACTTGTGCGCCTGATTCAAATAGCGCCTTCAAAATTTGGCCGTTCGGTGTAGGTAGAATCTCGGCAGAGCCAGTGACAGTACCATCTTCCTGCAAGTTAAGACCGGTTATTAAATGTGAAACCCGCTTTAAAGAAGTCTTACCGTCGGACGGGTGATCGAGTTCACCGAACATCGCCCGACTTTCAAGAACTTCCCGTACGCGGGGTTCCTTTAGCTCTTTTTCCCAAATTGTACGTGGATAAACTCGCTTGTTGGCATTTTCGATGTCAGACCGCTGAAAAACTCCTTCAACACGAAAACGCCCATTCGCAGATTCTATGATCTGGTACTCAAAGGGCATAACTTCGATTAGTTCGGTAGTCATCAGTGATCTCCTAGAAATAGGTCGTGGTCCATTCGCCCTTACGCATCGCTTCTTCGTCAACTTTGATTTCGGAAGGATCGGTGTGTACGAACAACACCCAACGGAAACTTCCAAGCATGTGGTCTACAACCTTCCAATCATCGTTGTTGATATGAAGCTCTTCTTGTAGAAGCTTCAAAATATGCTCATCTGGTCTTTCATAAATGTTGTACCATTGAGCATGGTCATTAAGATCACCATTTGCATGGTGAGCCACATGAATGTCGAAGCTAGTCCCCCCAAGGGCCAAGGGGTCCATAAGATCCAGATAAAACCGGGTCTTGGAAACCCCTGGGATGATCTCGACGGGAATAGTTCTACGGCCCATGTGTTACGGAACCATCGCCCAAATTTCGTTAAAGTGAACCATCGCCGCAACAAGGTCAGTAATGAGATTATCCAGAGCGGTATCAAACGAAGACTCGTCGCCAGCGTTTACAACCTGCTCAGGGTAAAGCCCCATGTCGTCAATGTAATTGAGCGACTGTAAGCCACCCCAAAGCTGTTGGAACGCTAACTGGAGAGTGCGCTCCGCCTGATCGGTGCCTACACGAAGGTCAGTGGCACGCGACAGGCTCTGAAGATCCATATTCGGATATGTCATGTTTTACCTCCATAAAACTTTCTGGTTTGCACCAGTTCCCAATCAAATAATTAAGAATAAGGAGGTATATAGGGGGGACTTATGCCTGCTTTTGCACGGTTTGTTTAATCTCTTCGTGCAGTTTTTGGAGGGAAAGAGCCACTTCAATAGTGTGCTCTTCAGAGATGGGCATGTTACACAGTTTGTTATCTTTAAGCATATCTACTATGGTTTTCAGAGATACGTTCCACTCATAAAGCAAAACGCCTTTGGGGATACTTTCCTGCTCCCAAAGACGATTTTTCACATACCAATTTTTTACAGCATCCTGCTTAGAAAAAAATGCTTCGGGCGCTACATTATTTTTGTTTTCCCAGCAGTATAAGGTGAGTTTGGCGTCTCGTTGGCGTATTATCTTGTCGATAATATCTTTTTTAACTTCCTCGGCTAGAGGAAGTTCTGCAATTTTCATGAGTCGCCACTGACGTTTAACGCCCATGAACTACAGCCCTTTGTTCAACTTTTTTAGAATCTTGCGCTGTTTATAATCGCCGTAGGCAAGAAGTAAATCTCCTGGTGGGCTACCAACCTGTTCGACATGATTTTTAAAAGTAGTCCAAATAAGCCACATCATAGTCCCAGAAGCAGCCATAGCTAATACTGCATCAATAGGTATCTTATCAAAAGTTTTTTGAATGGGCTTACCGATGTACTTACTTAAAAAAGCTCTAAGACGAGGGAATGAGGGCTTACTGGGCATCTTCTTAGCTTCGTATGCCGCTTTTGCCCAATCGGTTTGGTTTAATACCTTAATAATTTCTTGCTCGTTTGGGGCTTCTACATCCCTATCTTTCGCAATCTTTTTTGCAATTGCTAAAACATAGGGGGACAAAGCCTGTGCCATATGAGCGTTAAATGTATCCGTTGTGGTTAACGGGGGTATAAAAGCATGGTGTCCTGGGTAGTACTCTTTTGGATTTTTAGGGGAGTCTACTACTCGGACTTTAGTATTTGAGAAAATCTCTTCAAGTTTTTCTTCTTGAATCATATCTACGAGCTTATCTTCTTGGTACAACAAGGCGAGCGCTTCATCTTCAGACAGATCGTATTCAACCATAAGTCTTCTAGCTAACAAACTTATGCCCTCGTCCACTTGTTGGATAGCCCGTTCCTGTGCTGGGTTCATATTACCCCATCATCGTCATCTCATGGTATATGAGAGTTAGTCTGTTATTGAGCTGATTCACATAAAACTTAAGGGTGTTAAGCTTATGGGGGTCTTGAAACTCCCCTAATGCCGCTAATTGGTTATGTTGTTTAAGTTGCTCGATCTTATGGTCGTCAAGTGACACAATTACTCTATCATCGGCAGTTATAACTATTTTTAACAGGTTAGCCAACATCGTATTACCGACGCTTCTAACCGCTTCGGCAATAGGCAAAATATGTTCTAATTCGTGGACTGCGTGGTAAGCCAGGGTTTCAAGCTTATCCTGCATAGCAGGACTGTTAAGCTGCTTTTCTTTAATGGGACTCTTATACCCAACATACCCCAATCCAAGAGAACCGGAGTTCCCAGACATGTCATAGTTAAACCGCTTTGCCGTGTTACCTAGAGACATTCTCCAACCAGGAACCTTCTGCGCTGAAGATCCCGGCTCCGGGACAGCTTTCATCTTGTCCAAAGCACGGTCAAAAGCTACTGATAATGCTAGCCTAACCGCGTACCTAGCAGCGTCGTCAAACGCTTGGCTGGTCTCGCTGGTTATGGTGTACTTTAGTCTAGGCCAGAAGGACTCTGAAACCCAACGTTTAACAGCGTCAAACCGGTTAGGCTTTCTTTCTGTAGCCTGGACCAGTTCATGAGCAAGACGAGGGTCATCCATCATTTGTGTGAGCCGTCGTCCTTCCGCTGAGTTTAAAGGGATGTCCATCTTAGACGAAACTAACGGGAGTACCAAGTCATGAATCTCTTTTTGAACCTGCTTAGCGACTTGTTGGTTTACCTGACGGGTTCTTAAAGAGCTAAGGGGGTCTCGCCCCCAACCTTCAGTCAAGTTATCTTTCTTTTCTTTGTCCTCTAGATTCAGTGTTTTACGTAGAGATAATGTTGCGTGTAGCGGAGCCACAAAAAAGAAGTTCATCCGACCGGACGTATAATGTCTTCCCTTAATATAAAGGGGGCTGAATGAAGCCCTATAGTAGTTTAAAACCTGCTTTCTCTTTAACTTAGCCAGGGGCATATCACAAGCAGGAAAAACGAAAACAATCCCGTTCTGTTTGGCTAGTGCTTTAACACTCGCAGGGAACTCTCCCCGAAAGAAGTTACTATTCTTTATATACCTCGGGTGGATTGAAACCTCAGCCACAAAAATAGCCTTGTCAACCTCAATACCTGCTTGATGAAGCTCGGCTATGGAGGGGACTACAACTTCCCGGTAAGTAACATTCTGCTTGATATCCAATTCGGTATGGTCTAGTTTAGGGTAAAACTCATGTTGAAAAATAGGAACTTCGACATTCGCTCGACGGCTTGGATGCATCCAGTAACCATGCAGAGAGAAAGACTCGCCACCATCAAAGTCAGCCCTGATCAATCCCCCTACTGGTTTCCCTTGGGATACAACTTTCCGTGCTTTAATCGTCATATTATTTCCTCAAAAAACTTCGCTTAGTTGCTTTTGGAAGTAAGTTACCCTTTGTCTTTTCATACCGGTCGAGCAAAACACCGTGTCTTGTTTTACCCCAACTCTGCTTGGTAGTAGGATACCACCTTTTGTGCAAAATTGCTTCATCCGGGGGGAGAACCATATCCTTATCCCACCCTTTCATGAGTCTCTCCTGCGTAGTTGGATTAGCCATCTTTTGGCTGGCCAAGAATTTATCATCTCTAGACAAACGCATAACTGAACGATTATCCGCTTCTCCTCCAGCCTTAAGCTTTGGCAAAGGCTTGGCAATATATGAATGATAAAACTGGTCAAACAGAGCTTGCGGCCACATCTGCATAATAGGCCGGATAAGATCTTTGAATGGTGTGAAAGCTAAGACAAGGGGAACAAGCACTGATCTGGCAAACAAGTTCCAGGTGTTCCACTTACCATAATTCTTACCATACTGGTGTGTCTTATGAATTGCATACAAGCCAAGCTGTTCACTTGCCCGCATCATTTCATAGTCAGTCTTATTAAACGTGGGGACAGCTAACTTACGTGCAAATGTCTGTACGTCATGGTCCCCTACTTTGATGGTTTTCATCTCAAGGTCATACAAACGGTCCATAACCTTGTTAACTTTACCTGCTAAGGAAGCACGCGCTGCCTCGGTATCTGTGTTAGTTAAACGTTTGTACATGTCCAAAGCATGGCGGTCACCAAGCGGGAGCTTCTCTAACCGCTCAAGATTTTGATCCCATTCCTTTTGGAATAATATCTTATTAGCTTTTATCTTATCCACACCCTTAAACCGGGAGTGAAAGGTTGAATACAAGTCAGCTATACGCTTATATGCCTTTTGTTTGGCATATTTAGATGCTTGTTGCTCAAGGGCATCAATAGCCCCACTAACCGACTTACCTTCGTGAACCCAACCAGCAAAAATAGCTTCCTGGTCTTCTTTTGACAGAGCACGAAGCTCCTCTACAAACTCTCGGAACTGTGCTTCGTTCATGTACGAAGTAGACTGCTGTGCCCCAGGACCAGTCGGAGTACGATGAACAGGAGCAGCAGGAGCATCTGGAGTAGGAGCTTCATGCTCTGGTTCATCCCCTACCTTGTACTTGTATTTCTTCCAGGCGTCAGCAAAAGACTTAGTCTTGCCCTTAGGGGCAGCTTTTGCTTTGGGGGCTTCATGATCTGGCTCATCCCCTACCTTGTACTTATAGTTCTTCCAGGCGTCAGCGAAAGAGCCTGTTGGAGCAGCAACTTTCTTTTCGGTTGCTGCATCCGTTGCGCCCGCCGCCCCTGCAGTACCTTTCCCGGTTGGCTTATCCCCATGGATATTGTCCGTAAATAACTTAGCCGCCGCGTCAGCAGCTTTTTCTCGGTTTTGTTTTTGTCTTTCTCTCTCTTTGGGGTTGAACTCCAAATCTTCCCCAGCCCGGATAAAGACTTGGTTAACAATATCTTCAGCAGCGGTATACGCAGTATACCGATCCATATTTGCGTCTTGGATAAGAAAAGCACCAACAATTTTAATTGCCGTCTCACGGCTTCTCTGTTGGTTTGCTAAATCGGTTTCCTTTTCCTTTTTAGCTATCTTTAAAGTAGACTGGGCTGCCTGAGCAAAAATAGCAACGTTTTCAGGATCAGCAAAAAATTCTTCCTGTTGCTTTCTAGACTTTTTGGCAAGCCCCGCTTTACGCACAAACTCACTCATTAGCTCTATAGCACTAGGCGAAGCACCACTTAAAGCAATATCTTTCTTATCTGCCTTCTTACGCTTTGTTTTACCTACTACTTGCCCCTTTTTCGGAGCTGGCGGTGGTGGAGCAGGAGCTTCCGGTGGTGGTGGCGAGGCAACTTCCTTTGTTGCTTGCCCCCTTCCTTTATATTTAGCAGAAGTTTTATTCCCTATGTTTTTCCGCTTAGGGGGGTTTGGTGGCTTAGGTGGTGGGGGTGCCTCAGTACTTGGTATATCGCCACCAGTAAAGCCAAACATATCAGCCACTCCTGCATCAGCTTTATCCCTAAGGGTAGCTGCAAATGCATTATTAGCTGCGTCTATGTCGTTATTTACTTTTTTTTTAGCTTCGGTTAGGGACTCTAGCCGGGGCGGTTTACCCGTAGGGGTAAAATTGACCATATTCTGCCCTGACAGCCCTTTGGACAGGTTGTTGATATACTTCTTGCACTTGGAGTAAGAGAAGCCTACAAAGGGGCATAGAGCGCCATCCAGGGTGCAAAAAGCATTCTCCTCTGGGTCTAGAAATGGGCAGTTCTTACTCGTAGATGCGGTCGGGGGGGTCGCCGCTGGACCCCCCGAATCACCGTAGAACATCCCCAGTGGGGTTTCATTAGGAGGAGCAGGCATTCATTAATCTCCCGCAGGTGTAACACCTGTTACGATCATGTCGTATACAGAATCTTCATTGGCCGTTAGCACTATGTCAGTGATAAGGGAGTTCATAATAATGAACATGCTAGATGTAGTTAGGTTAAATGTTGCAGCCACTGAGTCATCATCCGTAATAACTAGATCAACATCACCTTCAGACACAGACAAAAGGATACCCGTTGCCTTATTCCCAGGCAAGTCTGTGAAATTAATTTCATGAGTCTCGCCTGTCGGAATAGAAGTCTGAATCCGGTTCATAGTCGCTTCTACAGTATACGAAGGGGCAATAACTACTAATTCTCTACGGTCCACTGCCGTAGAGAAGTAGACTGACCCTTCAAAGGATAGGGTCGCCATAGGTTACCCCCAAAGGAAAAACTTAGAGAAGTTCTCGATTTCAGAGAGATCTGACATGATAACGTTAAACCTCGCCTCGGCCTCAGCCGCGTTGATTTTACCGCTACGCAGATCACCTTCCACCTCAGCCAACTCGTTGAAGTGGATGTGGAGTAGCCGCTTCTGGAACACCGGCACCGGGGCCGCGTACCATGTGCTGACGGCTTCCACAGCACTGCTAATCTTCTCTACCAAGTTCGATGTTGGTAGCTGGCTTAGGGGAACCTCTACGTTCTCCGAAATAACCGCATCAATGTCCTGTAAATCTTCATACCACATTTTCATAGCATCTCTTCCTTCCTCGTAATGAAGTCTGTTCCAGCCCTGTGCTGTCGTGTCCCGCTCTGGCTCGTCATCCCCATACAATAGGGCGTCCAAAGCTCTTGCTACTGCTTCTGAACGAGCAATCTGCGTCGGGTTTGAAAGCGGGCGTCCCATGTTATACCTCACGCGCAAAGACTTTTACAATACTAGAGTGGAGCAAGTTAAGCGCACGCTTAGCTTCCTCGGCATTCTCCGCCGCCGCAATAACGTCTTCGTCTTCGTCAATGGCCTGCGCCACGAGATCCATGTCCTCATCAGCAAGCTCGTCATCTTCCTGTATTTGAGCAATCTTCGAATCTACGACCATACGGCTAAAAATCTCAGCCTCAATCATCTGGCCCACACACTCGGCATAAGTTGTAAGAACTGCATCAATCTTGGTTTCGTCGGGGAGTTCTGAGATATCTTCAAAAACTGTAGGAATGTTCTTGTCGTCTTCAGTCACAACCCAATGATAAAATAGGGTGTCAATCGGTCGATTCATTATAGCCTCCTAAACTAACACACATAATAAACAAAACATATCTCTTATTTTTGCATTTATTGCCGTTGTGCCCTGGGATTAAATACTGCAATACCCGACCGGGGCACCATTAGCTGACCAGCAGCGTACCATTTATTGGACAATTCCCCCCAACGAACAGCCTTAGCTGGGTCATTAATATTTTTCCAGAGTAGCTCTTCAGCTTTTTTAACAGCTTCTTCCCTATCCCTAGCATTAACTACGAACAACGGCCTCAAAGCTGTCTCGTCTGTATGAGCAGCCGTAACAAATCCTCTCCCCGGTTTAAAAGTAGGATGATGGATACCTCGAAAAGTAGACGAGGCATCCCGAACACTTTTTATTGGTAGTGAAAAGTCTCCCATCGCGTACCAGAATTCAAGTGTTCTGAATTTTGCCTGGGGTTGGAATGGCTTATTAGCATGTAGAGCGTGTCTAAGATATTCTCTAACCCTGCGCTGTACGCTGTCCAACCACTGAACCGGTTCTTTGGGAAGCCGCTGTCTCCAATATTGTAGCCTATAGGCTATCCCAAGGATTATAACCCCTTCGGTATTAAACACTTTCGCATTTTTGTCCATATGTTGAAACAAGGTAGTTTCAACTGGTCGTCCTAGATGCTCTTTAGCTAGGTCAACAGCCGTTTCGTAAGTTACTCCCCTTTTTTCTGGGTATGTGGGGTCTACGAGTAGCCATACCTCACCAGGCACCACAGGACCAAATTCAAACTTATGGAGGTAAGAAACAGGCTTATTCGCAGTAGATGGTCTTACAAGCCTAGACCCCGAAGCAGGGCGGGCAAAGGCTGCTTTTTCGTCATCGGGGAGTTTGTCCCAAACACTCTCTATAACCCGAGGAACTACTCTTTCAGGGAAATTGTGTTGATTAAGACGCGCCTTATACCGGGTTACTAAAAGTTTTCCCATTTCCTGTTTGTCATGGAGGTCTTGGATACCAACGGCAGTAACAATAAGTTTTGGGTGGTTGAAACCTTCCCCCATGAAAAACCGTTTTGTAATACCTGCTGTAGCAATTGGAACTTTCTCTATCGTGCCACCAAACTGAAGCTCATCTAGATATCCTATGGTCCGGGCCTCTCCGTGGCTCCAAGGCACACGGATATTACGCACTCGTAAGTGCATACGGCTAAAATCTGGGTTACCAGGAGAGTTATATTCTACAGCCTCTGCGTAAAATACATGTCTCTCAACAGTTATAATCCCCATTAGTCTGTCCTTAACATATTAAGTCTAAGAAATTCTCCATGCGGGGCTGCTCGAAGTCTCCGGTCAAACGGAAGATCTTTCCCCTTGGGTATTTGGAACTTATTTCCTTTAGGGTCATGATCTTCAATACAATTAAAATTATTTGCAGCCCATTGGGCTAAATGTTGAGCATTAACATCTGCGATTAACTTAGCCGCTTTCGGGTGCTTCGGGTCTGTTCTTGTTGTTATAGCCATCAAGTTGCCCAGTAAGGCATTTTTAGTAGACCGACGTAGAAGTTTTAAAACAAATAGATGTTTAGCAATATCTTCCGAAGGCGCTTTTACAGAGTATAGGTCGCTTCTTCCGGCTAAAGTATGAACTGCAGCCGTATACTTAACCAAGCCTAATCTCTCCACAAGCTCTGGGACTTTAATAGTAACCGCGCCATTTGGTGTATCAATTGCCCTTTCTGCGTACTTAATGTAGAGGTCCAAACTTCTTCCAACAGCAGGGTCAAAGTTTGACCTCTTTAAAGTAGTTACAAGTTCGTCTTTAATATCCATTTTAATAGCAGTTTCTATTTGGGCAGCTTTCTCTTTTGCCTGGGCTAAATATCTTTCCCAATTATCTTTGTTATCTTCATAGGAATTAGCTCTTTCAATTCCTACAACATAAGCACGAGAAAAGCTTTTAACATCGTCTAATAACTTAGATTCGAGCTTTGGCCGCCACGTTTGCCCAATATTACTTCTAAAATAAGCATCGCTTAATGGAGTGTGAGTAACACCAAAATTGGGGTCAATTGTTTCCTGCTTAGTCCTTTCTAATGGGTTCCCTGTAAACTCCAGCTTAGTTCTAACTGGGCTAAGCCCGAAATCATTAAGGTGCATACGTGGCCCAGTCAAACCCCTACGAATACGGGTAAGAACCTTGGGGTCGTCTTTCAATAATGACGAGTAGGAACTGCTACCAATCATACCAAACTTCTCTTGGGCTAGTCTAGGGGGCATAGCAGTTAGCATCTGATAAGCTTTCCAAAGTACCCCATCAACAAAATAACCATCATTAGCTCTTTCAATTTTAGGCGAAGATGAATGCTTAAAAATAGCATTCATTCGGTCTTTTTCACTGTCGTTTATTATAGAAAGACGAGTAATAAAAGCATAGGGGAACCCACGATTTTCTCTAGCGTTGACATAGGTCCAGTCAACCTTTGATATCCCCGGAAATTGGCTTAATTGCTCTTTAAGATCCTCTTCCTTAACCCGCTTAATAGTTAGCCGGGGGTCCATATCTTCCCCTGCTCTAACAACGTTTATGGGGATAGCATACGTCTCGTACATGCTCCCAGCATGTGTCTGGTGACCCATTAGAAACTCTACAAAATAGACAGCAAAGGGTTCAGTAGGGTTCCCTTTATCATCCCGTTTACCAGATAACTCTCTATTTAACCTAACATTCTGTGCTGCTCTGATAAGTGCAGCAGATCTCTGGTACTTAAGTGGACCATGATCTTTTATCCACTGTTCTCTACCAGATTTGAATTTAAGCCCGAGTTTCTTCTCTCCCTCTTGTCTAATCCAATTAACATAAGCCAGCCAGTCTTCCTCTGTAGTCCCCTCTGGGTGCTTTTTAATCGGGTTATCAGGTATGTTAGCTTGCCGGTGTGTGACATTACCTTCAGCGTCTACCCTGTCTGGGTTAAACTTATCTCCTACTTTTCTTCTAAGTATTTCTCTATAATCCCTTTTGCCAGAGTCAACATTATTACGGAAACGCTCTGCTATTTCACGAAGCTTTTCACTCGCTTCTTGCCCATCGGTACTTTTGTCACTATCTAGTTCAGCACGACTAATCGTTAAATTAGCATGACGAGTAGTTCTAAGAACGGCTGGAATATGTTTGCCAACTTCCTTTCCAGATTGCCGGTAAGTTCTTCCCACCGGGGTTCCTGAATGTGAACCATATTTTTTAACAATTCTTATGTACAATGGGGGCGTGTCATCTGTAAGCTGCCCATAAGTCTTTCCAGCATTATAAAAATGGCTTAAATTACTGTACCAATAAGGTTGCCCTGAGCTGCTCGGACGGAGTAATGGGTGGTCATAGTATATGGCAAAGTATATGTCATATTTTGGATTAGAAAAAAGCGGTTTAATTTTGTCAACAGGAATCCAAGATCCCGGTTGGTCGGGTAGTGCGTCTACAACCTTCATCCTGCCCTGAGCATCCATCCAGCGTCTTTCATTCGGATCTGCGCTTACAATAACTCCAGCAGTATCTTGGCCAGAAGAACGGATAGATGCAGAAGTTACAGCGAACCCCCCAACCTTCTGGCTCAAAGGCACAAGTTTTCCGCCAGAAAAAGCCATCCGGGTTGCTGTACTGAGCGTTGGACCTGAACCAACTTTTACACTTTCTGGGTCATCTGGAGAAAGTACTCTTGGAGGATCTGCCCCCATCTCTTTAGCATACGCCGAGCGTACTTCGTCAGAGTTTATTTCCTTTTCCAGCACACGGACCATACCCTGGCTGTTATCGACCACGATGTCATTAAACTGCTTCCATAGGGTGTGGTAGTACAGTGTGGTTAACTGTGTCGTAATAGTCAAACGATGGAATTTAATATTCCCCATTGCGCTGTCAAGCTCACGTAGAGCATTACCAGGGATAAATGCCCCTGGGTTCCTATACGCATGGCCCATTACATTCCAACCAGGGACACCAAACGAGAATCTAGTATGGGTTATATGTCTACTATCGTATTCTGGAGTAATATTAATGTGTAAGGTAGACACAATTTTGTTGTTTTTAAGCGTTCTAGCAAATTCCTTAACTTTTTGCGTTACTTGTGCAGGATTAATCTTTTTGTTAGCAAGTTCAGTTAACTGGTCATAAGCGTAGTCAATTAGACTATGCACAGATAAATCATCAGGGCCAGAAAGATAAACCTTAAAAGACCGGGGTAAATAGCTTTCTTTAAGCGCCTCTACTACAGCTTTCTTAAACTCTAAGAAACTCCGGGGGTGTTTTAATATATGCATTATCCCCGATGGAGTATTAGGATCTGGGGCAGAAACAATATACAAAGGAAGCGAAATCTGTTCCAATGCCTCTAAGATCAGTTTAGACAAAAAGTTTAAAGGGTAGTTAGAACCAAAATTAGGGACAGGAAGATCCCCAATACTAGGCCAGTCAGCCGGAATATCCTTACCGATATCTAGGGCTACGTTAGGAGTAGTACCCTCAATAAGATATCCTGTACCATATCTATGATGCTTAATCATTATTACCGCCTACGTCTACGGGGCCTGAAACGAATTCTTGGGCGTCTAGAAGATTTTCTCCTGTTACCAAGTAGCCGCTTTCTCGCTGCCATCGTACGCTTCCTCTTCATCTTAGAACGAGGATTACGAGCTGCCCGTAGCCTAGCTGCGCGTCCTTTTCTAGCTGCTTTTTTAGCTGCCATTCTTCGCCTTATGCTTATCGGGCCTGTTCTTCTAACCAACATTTTCCCACCACCGGGGAGTTTTCTAAAAGTCCTTTTGGATTCAAGAAGCTCTTGCTTAATCATGTCAAGTAGAAGCTCGTCATTAAGCGTGCAATCCTCACAGCAAAGAACTGTAGCGGCAACGGCAGGAGGGTACGACTCGGCTATTGCGTCTTCTATAAAGTTGTCCAAACGATCCCTTAGCGTCATTATAACCTCCATCATATAATGAATACGATCAGCTACTTTGCAACCGCATTCATGCCTCTTAGCAGCTCTTCCCTACTAGGAGCTGTCTGCTTTATTTTCATATACTTCCACACAGGAATCTGGACCATCCGTAGATGACACCGACAGTTACTCCGGCACTTGGTATCTCCGCTGGCTGGAAGAGTAGGGATATTCTCTTTTATAAAAGGACTCTTACTCTGTAAGTACAGGCAGTGCGGGCAATGCTCCGCCAAACTAGTCTCCCAGTAAAACAGAGTCATAGGGGGGCAGGCAATAACCCGAGCGCCGTTATACATGGAGTTAAGGGCACGGACGTACATTTCCTTACGCTTATCATAGTCCATTTTTCCTCGTTTGTTCTGTACATCTCCGAGGAATCTTTTCCACAAAGTAAACTCTTTGTCTATGAACTTTTCTATCCAAGCTTTGTCAATATTATCAATCCTAGGGAGCATGGTTCCTACACCCCCAGAAGCTGCTAACTTCCCTAGTTGGAATGCTTTGGTGTAGGCGTCCCTGAAGATTTTCTTCATAACTTTCCCCGACTTTGGGGTGTTATAAACGCTGTCTAAATCCTTACGAAATTGAGTCTCTAATGCTGCGAATTTCGGGTAGACAAAGCGCTGCCCTACGTCATGGAGGGTTTGCGCCTTACCCGGCTTTAATATCGCTTTGATACTAGGCAAAACCCCGTGATGCTTCCACGGGGTTTTAACGGCAAGATGCCCTCCAATGTTTTTCTTGGACCGCAATAAACCCCTACTTCTCATCATTCTTTACTGTTCTGGGCAAGCTAGGGTCATCTGTGTATGGCTGATTATCTGTAGGGTGGACTTGGCTAAACCGCTTGGCGATTTCCTTCTCCATAGTCTCAAA